ATGAATAAAGAAGCCCATAAGAATGGTGATGGCAAAACGCGTATAGAGTTTATACCGTCGTTAGCCTTGATTAGAAATGGAGGTAGAGGAGGACATGATGCCTCTGGTAACTGGAGTAGTCGTGGCAGCTGGGGGGCAGTGGTGGTTATTGGTGGTACCAGTGTTTATGGAGGCGGCGGTGGCGGCGGTTTTGGCGGAAGCGGTAATGATGGTAAGAATGGCAGAGCAGTTAATGGCACTGGTGGACGCGGTGGAAACAGTATTTTGGCGGTGGCGGTGGAAGAGGTGGCCACGATAGTGGAGTGGGTGAAGGCGAGGGGGGAAATAGTATGTGGGTTGGCAAAGGTAGTTATGGTGGTCACGGCGGTGGCGGTAGATATTTCCCTGGTAAAGATGCAACAGCCTCATCAAGCGGCGATGGCGGTGACGGAGCAGTACTTATAAAGGTATATTTATAGGATGGAATAAAGCAATGGCACGGAAAATAAGTGAAGACTGTTTATACTGTTTAAAAAAGTGGGAAGGTTTACGATTACAGGCTTATCAAGATGTCTCTGGAGTTTGGACTATTGGCTATGGACATACGGGGAAAGCTGGTAAACCAACAGTTATTGAAAGCATGATGATTACAGAAAAAAAGCTGAAACCATGCTTGTAGCAGATTTGCGGCAATATGAACAAGCTGTAGAAAAAACGGTTTATATTGACTTAAGTGATGAGCAATTTGGTGCTCTTGTTTCCTTTTATTATAATATAGGGATCTTAGCTTTTCAAAATTCTACATTACTTAAAAAACTCAACCAAGGCGATTATAAAGCGGTACCTGCCGAATTACAAAAATGGACCAAAGTAGGTGGAAAACGTTTACAAGATCTCGTACACCGTCGTGCAGTAGAGGCATGGTTGTGGGCGAAAGGCGCGTTTGTTTCCTCCAACTATCAAACGGTAGAAAAAAAGCATGCAACAGGGCTTTTCAAAGCATAAGCCCTTGCACCAGTCATTGGATCTTTCTCAGGTTTTAGTGGTTTTTTAGCTGGCAATGGTCCCATCCAATGCGCTTTCGCTGCTATTATGGTTTTAGCAGCGGGTGCTGGTATTTTCTTTGTTGCTAAGCGCTTTCAGGAGTACTGTTTATGATCTTATGGATGAAAAAAAATCTGATGCTAACAGGTGCGGTTTTAGCCGCTTTTTTTATAGTTTTAGCCAAAGCTTTCACTCTTGGAAAAAAGGCTGAACAGCAAAAGCAAACAGAAAATATTTTAAAGACAATAACAGCACGGTTTGAGGTGGAAAATGAAGTTAACAAAAAAACTGATGTTGATGTGCGTGTTGCTCTCTCTGACTGGTTGCGGGATCCATAAATATGCTTCTTCTTGTGTTGGTTGGTTGCCCATTTATTTAAATCAGCAAGATCTGAACGTGATCAGTTCAAACTTAGCAAGAGAGATCTTAAAACATAATAAGCAGGGAGAACGCTTGTGTGGGTGGAAACATGGTAAGAAAAAAAGCTGAAAAACACACAGAGCTCACAGAAGCAGAAAAAGTAATGCTTCAAGAAATGATCATTACCTACCAAAGTGTGAAAGTAATGTCTAGCTTTATGAAGTGGAGTGCATTTTTTCTTTTTTTGCTTATCCTCGATTTTGCCCGCCTCATAGATGCGATAGATGATGTCATTGCACATTTAAAGCAGTTGTTTTCAAAAAATTAGCTCCCCAAAATCTTTTACAAAAGCTCTCAAAAAAACACCTCAAAAGAAGTTCTGATTCGTAATAATTGAGAAAATCTCAAAAATATTTGCTAGAATCACAAGAGATATTTCTTCTTTTAACAGGACTTTCTAGATGCTTACATCATTTGGCAAAACTTTACGCAAGCTTCGCATTGATCACTCAGAACGCCTCTTAGATATGGCTGATAAACCAGGCGTATCTGTAGCCTTTTTATCTTCTGTAGAAATTGGCAAGAAATCCGTTCCAGTAGGAATGGAAGAAAAGATCATAGAGTTTTATAGCTTAGATAAAGCTATGGCCTCTCTCTTAAAAAAAGAAGCTGATGCCTGTGTCGAAAGAACTTCACAATCAAATCTTCTGATTCATTTAGTCGTGAAATTGTTGGCATGTTTTTTAGAAATTTGAAATGTTTGTCACAACAGGATTTAGCAGCATTCAAAAAATTATTAGAAAAAGTTGGCAAAAAAGAAGGTACTCTATAGAGCTGTATTCGAAAATCCTATTCCATCACTTTTATTTATGCATTCCGCATGTTTTAAAAAGATATATAAAAACAAATGCTCAATAAAAGAAGTGGTGCCCAGACGCGGCAGACAGGGCTTTAGCAACAAGAATCAAGTTGTATCAAGTGTGCAAGAGCATATTGATGTCTATAATTTTTTATGTTCCAATAAAAAAATTAAGAATTAAAGAAAAAATCTCAAATCAAAAAATTAAGGTGGTCCAAAAGGTGGACCCAAAAAGGTGGACGAGCAATGTGTGAAAAGGTGGACGAGAAGGGAAATTAAGTGAGGGGGATTCATCGATTATCAGCATTACTTGTCAAGTCTGCTTCTCAGGGTAAATATTGTGATGGGGCAGGGCTGTGGTTGAATGTTCGAAAAGACAATACGCGCTCTTGGTTCTTTCGTTATACATACCATAACAAACGCCGTGAAATGGGGCTCGGTCCAGTCGCACAACTTTCTCTAAAAGAAGCGCGCGAACTTGCCAAGCATTATAGTGCTATTCTCAGAGAAGGCAATGACCCTATTGTCTTTCGAGAACAAACCGTCTTAAAACAGCAAAGCAACATATTCAGTGAGATTGCAACAGCGGCTTTTGAAAGTAAAAAAGCCGAATTAAAAAATGAAGGCAAAAATGGGCGTTGGTTTTCTCCGCTGGAATTGCATGTTATTCCACACATAGGCAGCCTCTCTATAGAAAAATTAACAGCCAATATCATTCGCAATGTTCTTGCTCCTCTTTGGCATGAAAAAGCAGACACAGCACGAAAAGCGTTAAACCGTATTAACATTTGTTTGAAATATGCTGCGGCTCTTGGTTTGGACGTTGATTTACAAGCTTGTATGAAAGCACGCGCCCTTTTAGGAAAACCCCGTGCTACATCAACAAATATTCCTGCTATGCCATGGCAAGAGGTTCCGGCATTTTATCAAAGCTTGGATGATAAGATTCTTTCAAATTTAGCACTGAAGCTCTTGATTTTGACTGGAGTACGGTCGTATCCATTGCGCTATTTGCGCCTCGAACAAATTGATAAAGATATATGGACGATACCCAAAGAAAATATGAAGGGTATTGTAGGGAAAGTTTCAGATTTTCGCGTGCCATTAAGTCATGAAGCTTTGAAAATGATTGAGAAATCCCTCCCCTTTGAAAAGAATGGTTTTTTATTTGCTGGGAGTTCTGGAAAGCCTATATCTGATGTAACACTTTCTAAATTCATGAAAGACAAAGGTTTTGATTATAGACCCCATGGTTTCAGATCTAGTCTTCGTGACTGGATAGCAGAAACAACGTCAACACCCTTTGAGATTGCTGAAACTGTTCTTGCGCATTCAGTTGGGAGTTCAGTGACAAAAGCTTATATGCGGACAGATTTTTTAGAACAACGACATACCCTTATGGAACAGTGGGCTGCATTTATAACAGGAGCGACTTGACAGGCTTATAACAATGTGTCTATTGTCGAATCAGGTGCCTAAGAAACATCTTGAATCGATAGCGGATAGATTACCGAAACAATCTTTTCTCCGCGCCTTAAAGACTTTGACTCGTTGTATGCGTGTAGCATATAAAGGTTTTGTCGGGTGTAGCTATGCCATACAATACCCTTATGGGGAAAGCATAGCGACGGACTATCGACCGTGTTTCTTAGCGCCCGGCATTCCTCTGGAATGTCAATAAGAAACCTCTAATCGATAGGAGTTCGTTATGAACACTCTTATAAAAATTACGGAACAAACAATTGATCAGGAAGCTGTTCAGACAGTAAATGCACGTGAGTTGCATACATTTTTGGAAGTTAAATCTAATTTTAGAGATTGGATAAAAAATCGCATTGAGGACTACGGATTCTTAGAAAATAAGGACTTTATAAGTTTCGCTAAAATTTTAGCGAAACCTAATGCCCCTCAAGAAAATCAAGACTTTATGAGTTTTACTCAAAAAAGAGTAAAACCTAAAAGCGGTCGTCCAAGTATCGAATATCATCTTACTCTAGACATGGCAAAAGAGCTTTCAATGGTTGAACGCAATGAGAAAGGCAGGCAAGCTCGTCGTTACTTTATTGAGTGTGAGAAAAAGTTAAAAAGTCAATCTGTTGAGTATGATGTTGATAGACGCTTTGATTTGCCAAGCCATTGGGAGGGTATGAATGCTGGTGAAAAAGCTTTATATCTTTTAGGTCCTATCCATGTTCGTCTTATTGATGCTTTTAGAGTGGATGAAGAGAATAGAAAATATAAAGCTCTTATTAAAGAAGCTAAGCAGGTTTTAGCAACATCTGTTACGAAAGCTGCTTAGTTTTAAAAGCGATTTCATCTCCCCGTTTCAAAAGCGGGGAGGGGATTATTGGATAAATCGCTTGACATAATCTTTAGATGTAGTACATTGTAGTACAAACAGATAGGAGGTTTAAGCGAATGGGTAAAATTCAAGCACGCATACCTGATGAAGTTCAGGAAGTTGCAAGCGCAGTAATCAAATCCACGGGCTTAACTGTATCAGATGCGGTACGTATGTTTATGACCCGCATTGCTAGAGATAGAGCATTACCGCTTGATCTATTTCAACCCAATCTGGAAACATTACAGGCTATCGAGGATGCTGAAATGGGACGTGTCGAACGTACGTCATTAGATGGTTTGCGAGCCATGATTCGTGATGATAAAGCCGAAGTATGTAAGTCTGCAAAGTGACTTTGGTTAGCTATGCGGGAAATTGTTTATACTAAATCTTTTCGGTGTGATCTGAAACGTGAAAGTAAAGGGCGATATGCTGATACATTAGAGACAGAAGAGACAGATTTGCTACTTGTGATCAAAGCATTAGCGGAAAACGAGCTCCTAAAAGTGCAGTGGAGAGATCACGCACTAACAGGGCAATGGCGAAACTGTCGTGATTGCCATATTAAACCAGATTTAGTTTTGATCTATCGAAAGCCTGATGATGAGACTTTAGAACTTTTGCGGCTTGGTTCACATTCTGAACTGCGTTTATGATAATTTTTCAATTTTTTGAAAACCACTGTTTCATATGTGCAACGACATTATCTCTCGTATCTGTGAGACGTGCGAAATTGATAATTCATTTGCTAAACAGTTTCGCACATCTGAGAATGTATTTAGAGTCGGATATTTGGTTTTTGTGTAAAAATATTTCCTACAGCATCTATAAGACGTGAAAAATCAAGCGCTAATAAGAGTATAATGAGTACAATCCATTTTGTATAACGTGACATCACTTTTATACTTTTGTAGGTCATGATAATTTCTTGAAGGATTTCTTTTTCTCCTTCTGTAAGCTCTATATCGTCTTGTGTTTTTTTCCTAGCCATGTTTCCACCCACACACACGTTCGCCCTGCTTGTTATGCTTTAAGATCTCTCTTGCTAAATTGGAACTGATGACGTCAACATCTTGCCTCTCTAAATAAATTGGTAACCAACCAACACAAGAGACATACTTATTTGTTCCGCAACCAACGAGAGAGAGCAGCACGCACATCAGTATCACTTTTCTGATTAACTTCATTTTCCACCTCCAGCCGTGTTGTTGCTGCCTTTAGGGTTTTTTCTTTTTGCTTTTGCTGTTCTGCTTTTTTTCCAAGGGTAAAAGCTTTTGCCAAAGCCATAAAAAAAGCGGCTAGAGCCGCGCCTGTTAATAGTAGATTTCTTTTCATCCATAAGATCATAAACGGTGTTCCTGAAAACGTTTAGCAACAAAGAAAATGCCAGCACAGGCGGCTAAAACCATGATAGTGGCGAGCGCCCATTGCACTGGACCATTGCCGGCTAATAAGCCACCAAGCCCAGAAAAAGAACCAATGACTGGTGCAAGGGCTTCGGCTTTGAAAAGCCCTGTTGGTGCTTGCGTTTCTACGGTTTGGTAATTCGAGGAAACAAAAGCACCTTTCGCCCATAATCCTGCTTCAGCTGCACGCCGGTGTACAAGACCTTGTAAGCGCTTACCACCGGCTTTGGTCCATTTCTGTAATTCGGTTGGGATCGCTTCATAATCGCCACTATTGAGTTTCCTTAACAAGGTCGAATTGCAAAAAGCTGTTGTTCCTACATTATAGCAAAAGGAGACCAATGCCGCGAATTGTTCATCCGTTAAGGAAACTTGAACCGCTTGTTCAACGGTATTTTCAAATTGTCTTAAATCTTGGCAAAGAAGTTCTTCAGCTTGTTTTTCAGTGATTGCCATGCCTTTGTAAACAAAAGGTTTTCCGGCATTGTTTGTATGTCCATAACCGATTGTCCATACCCCAATGGCATCTTTATAGGCATTCAAACGCAAACCTTCCCATTGTTTAATCAGTGCTAGTCCTTCTTGTGATATTGTTCTCATATGCTTCTCCATAAAAAAAGCCCTGCAAAAAGCAGAGCTGGATTTAAAAATTGACCTCTTTCCCATTCGGAAGGTTGGCTTGTTAAAACCTATGTAGCTTTTTCATTGGAACAAAAGAATGTATTTGACATTATAGAAATTGTATCTTATAAGTTACAGATGTTTACAATATACAAAACAGAGCATTTTATAAAATGGTTAGATTCTTTAAAAGATGAGATTGCGCAAGCACATATTGTTAAACGCATAGCAAGAATAGAAACGGGATTTCTTGGAAATGTAAAATTTTTCCGTGGAATTGGAGAATTAAAAATACATCATGGTCCTGGCTATAGAATCTATTTTGTAAAACAAGGTAAACAAATCATTTTGTTATTAAATGCTGGTGATAAATCTACACAACAAAAGGATATCGAAAAAGCTCTTCAATTAGTAAAGGAAATGAAACATGGAAATTACTAAATTTGACACAAGTGAATATTTCAAGACACCTGAGACACAAAGGATTCTTTTAGAAGATGCTCTTGAAAGCAAAGATAGTAAGTATCTTGCTCATGCTCTTGGTATAATAGCAAAAAACCAAGGAATGAGTAAAATCGCTCAAAATACTGGACTATCAAGAGAGTCTCTTTATCGTTCTTTAAGCGATAAAGGTGATCCACGGCTTTCTACTTTTCTTAGTGTGTTAAGTGCATTAGATTTACAAATGAGTTTAACACCTATTCAAAAGAATTGTAAGGAGCAAAAAGCTTTAGAAGAAGCCTCTTAATCCCCTCCCCATTTTTGAGAACGAGGAGGGAGTATATATTTACTTAAGCAACCTTTTTAATAGGGTTATCCAAATCTGGTTCATAAGCGCGCAACAAAGAATCCATGCTATGTGGTAACTCTGAATCGCCAAAATCTGTTAGAACTGCTAAAATCTTAACAATATTCGGTACATCATCTTGGAGTTTTAAAACTAAAACCTTTTCTACCAGACTCATGATGTCAACCAGAGCTGTACACTCTTTTTCGTTGATATTTTCATCATTAGAAAACTGAAACAATGCCATCCACAAATCGCATAAGAAGTTGGTGTCTATCTTCATTGCACACCTCCATGGATTTGTTCTCTCAAACAAGCTAATCCTTTTGGTGTAATTTTTGTTGAAGGGAGCACCTTTTCTGTACCATCCGGTCTTTGAATGGTGATAGCAGGACAGTCCATAAAACCTTTCTTTATCTTATCTTGATAAGGTAACAGTGGGCCACTCGGAGCACGTCGATAGACCCAATCGTGTTTACGTAAGTAATCGGTTAAATCTTTTGGACGTACTTCAAGCATCTTCGCTGCTTCGATAAGACCGAACAGCCCATCCGAACGTTTTAAGCCTTCCAAAGCTTCTGCTTTTGGCGCTAATTCAGCAATAACATGATCTTTCTGCTCGATTTGACTTTGCAAATGATTCAAGACACCAAGTAATGCTTCAGGTTTGGAGTAGTCAACTTGTGGTGTTGCTACTTGTTTCAAAAGCCGTTCACATTTGATAAAATATTGACGAGCTTCATGTCCTTTATCATTCCTCTCTATCATAGAAAGGTGTTTAGCCATGTCTAATGTAATGTGGTATTCTTTTACCTTTCCACCGTTTACTAAATTTTTAGTAAGCGTTATAAAGTTTATATTTTCCTGAAACTTACATTCTTTAATGCGATTTTTAATCCAGTCATTAAAGCGGGCTTTTATCTCTAAAAATGCATGCAAATCACGCGCATTGACCGTTTGAACAGTCTCTTGATCAATGACTTGTTCTGATATTTCTATAAGAGTGTTCATCATGAACTCCTATTGGTTAGATGTTTGTTAATGACGCTCTAAATAGAGTGCCGGGTGCTAACAAACACGGCCAATAGTCCGTCGTCACACTTTCCCCGTTAGGGTATTGTATAGTGTAACCACACCCGACAACATTATTATATGCACGTAGCATACAATGAGTCAAAGTCTTTAATGTGCGGAGAAAAGATTGTATCGGCAATCTATCCGCTATTGGTTTAAGGTGTTCGTTAGGCACCTGATTCGATTATTCATATTGTTGCCACATTGTCAAGTTGCAATGTAATATTTTTATAAAAATAATCCGTTAAATCCTTTGGTCGTACTTCAAGCATCTTCGCTGCTTCAATAAGACCGAACAGCCCATCCGAACGTTTTAAACCTTCCAAAGCCTCTGCTTTTGGAGTCAATTCGGCAATGGTGTTATCCTTTTGCTCGATTTGGCTTTGCAAATGATTCAAGACACCAAGTAATGCTTCAGGTTTGGAGTAGTCAACTTGTGGTGTTGCTACTTGTTTCAAAAGCCGTTCACATTTGATAAAATATTGACGTGCTTCATGTCCTTTCTCATTCCTCTCTATCATAGAAAGGTGTTTAGCCATGTCTAATGTAATGTGGTATTCTTTCACTTTTCCACCCCGGTAAAAATTTACCGCAGTTACAAAGTTTATATTTTCCTGAAATTTACATTCTTTAATGCGGTTTTTAATCCAATTTCTAAATTCAGACTTTATTTCCAAAAATGCATGCAAATCACGCGCATTGACCGTTTGAACAGTTTCTTGATCAATAACCTGTTCTGATATTTCTATAAGAGTGTTCATGTGAACTCCTATGCAGTTAGACGTTTCTTAATGACACTCAAAAAGAGTGCCGGGTGCTAAGAAACACGGTGCATAGTCCGTCGTCACGCTTTTCCCATAAGGGTATTGTATAGCGTAACTACACCCGACAAAACCACTATATGCCACACGCATATAATGAGTCAAAGCCTTTAATGTGCGGAAAATAAACTGTTTCGGCAATCCATCCGCTATGCATTTAAGGTGTTTCTTAGGCACCTGATTCGACAATAGACATAATATTGACATGTTGTCAAATAAAAAATTAAAATATTGACGAGCTTCATGTCCTTTCTCATTCCTCTCTATCATAGAAAGGTGTTTAGCCATGTCTAAGGTAATGTGGTATTCTATGCTTGGACGCCCACCTTTTTCTAAATTTTTAGAAAAACCTATAAAGTCTATATTTTCTCGAAAATTACATTCTTTAATGCGATTTTTAATCCAGTCTGCAAACTTTGATGTAATTCCCAAAAATACATGCAAATCACGTGCGTTAACAGTTTGAACAGTTTCCTGTCCAACAGTTTGTTCCGATATCGGAATAAGAGTGTTCATGAGAACTCCTTATCGTTAAATGTTTTTGATTGACACTCGATAAAAGAGTGCCGGGTGCTCAAAAACACGGCGATAAGTCCGTCGTTATGCTTTCCCCCAAGGGGTATTGTATAGCATAACCACACCCGACAAGCCATTTATATGCTATACGCATATAATGAGTCAAAGCTTTTAATCTGCGGAAAAAAGACTGTTTCGGCAATCCACCCGCTTATCGTCAAGGTGTTTTTGAGGCACCTGATTCGATTATTCATATTGTCGCTACATTGTCAAGCGGCTTTCGAGATTTTTTACATTTTTGCTAATTTGATTTATCTATCTTCCTCATCCATATGGATTACGCCTTCGCCTTCATCACATGCGTTAGGGGGGCGTTTGGATCAAGGGTATCATCTTTATCTGGTGTGGTGTTTGCAACGTTTCCAGCCGCATCTTCTTGGGTTTCATCAAAAAGCTCGCAATCTATTTTTGTGGTATAACCACCTGTTTTATCAAGCTTGTGTTTAACGCTTTTTATGCGCCATTCTGCTGGAATATAGGGGCGGAAAGGGGGCTCTTGAACAAGCTTGGCTTCTGCTTGCACAAAGGGATCACCTCCGATATCACATGAGAAAGAAGATTTCCCACGCGATGATTTATTGCGATAAGCCGCAATGGCTGCAACAGCTTCTGATTGATTGTGGTAGGTGTATTTGAGTTCATGAAACGGTGCTTTGCCAACCTTGACTTCCTTTTTTTCACCAGTACGGATATCATGATAGCTTGCAAGTACACCGCCTTTTTTCTCTTCATCTTGCTCTTGATTTTCAGGTGTTTTGGCTTCCGTTTCTGCTTTAGGCAAATTGGGGGCGTCACTTTCGTCCATATGGATAACATCTTCGCCTTCTTCAACTTCTTCTGGTTCTCGTGCATCAGCGGCGGCTTTTTGATCATCTCCTGCCTCTGTTGCTAAGCCATTGGCTGCTCCTGCTTCATCCCGTGCGCTGTATTTAAAATCCCAAGAGCTGCAGAGTTTCTCATGGATAACAACAACGGGGAGTGTTTCACCAGTGATGGCTTTGCCTTCGCCCCGTTTAGCTAAAACAAGTTTGCCATCAACGGGTTTTGCTACCGCATCATAGTCTTCTGCAAGGCGTGTGGCAAAAGCCATATCGCTCTCAGAAGTTTGATCAATGTGACGCACAACAATTTTTGCAAGAGCAGGATCAACTTTTGGTGTATAGCCATTGCGCTCTGCTATCTCTTGAATAATATTGCCAAGGGTTTGTTGGTGATAGGATTGGCTTTTGGGTGTTCTATAAGACGTGTTCATAGAGGCGGCGCGTCCTGTCACGCTTAAACTTTGTGGGGGGCTGCTTACAGAGATTTCATCAATCAGATAGGCTCCCATATCGCGGTTTTTACCGCCTTCATAGCCAAGTGTGACAGAAATGATTGTTCCGATGAGAGGGATATCAAGAAAGCCATTGTCGCACTCACGGGCACGGTCATCAAGCTCTATGGTGATGCGGTCACTTTTGTCTTCTGCTTCATCCGTAATTTCAATCGACAAAACATAGTCCATCAGCGTTCTTGTGATGTCCTCTCCATTTGCCATCACTGTGCAAAAAGGTTTCATGATTGACTGCCCCAAATTCTAATGACCGGTGTGGCTTTAGGATAGGGAAGGATTGGCAAAACGATTGTGATGCCTGCTTTTAAGATGGGTCCATAGTCTGCAAGACCAAAGTTTGCTGCATAAACGCGTTCAACAGCAAGGGCTTGTTGACCCTTGGCATAGTATCTCCAGCAAATGGCATCAACCATATCGCCTTCTTTTGTCACGTAAAGATCACTCATAGCTCTTCACCATATTCTCTCAACTTTATTGTAAATTCTTGTTTTTTGGGGGTCCCATTTTGGTGAAAAATGCTTTGTTTTTCCTCTACAGAAAGAATGACAAACTTTCCTAAAATTTTCCCCTGACCCGTCACAAGGATATGAGGACCATTATGTGCCATTTGTCGCAAATACTCGATTTGTCCGTGACCGCCTTTAAAATCTGGATAGATCACACCGGTTAAAGAAAATTCCGCATTTGCAACGGCAGGCAATTGAAGTGCTGCTTTGCGCCCCAATCGCCCTTGCTCCACCCATGGAATGCCATAAGACATGTCAAGGGTTTGATAAGCGGCCGTTTCAATGGAAAAAATAAAACCACCCAAAGCTAACATCATGATGTTTAATCCGAAAGGCTAGAGGCGATAGCCAAGCGTTGCTGTTTGGCATAGCGTTCAAGGGCTTGATTGACAGCGGCGCGGATTTCGTCCTTTAAACCATTGGGGACGGAAATATTTAAATTTGAAATCATCACGCGGGCATCGATTTCTACTGGCTTATGAACCGTAATGGGCTTGGGAGCTTTGAAGGCGCCCACTTTTGTATTTGTAGCCTGCATTTGTCCTGCTTCGACTATGCCTGTATTAAAACCACTCTTGCGTTTTTCAGGGGGGGTATTTGTAACCACGGCTGTATCGAGCATTTTTTTTGCTCGTGTATTGGTTTCTTCGGTAAAGGTTTTAATGGTCTCCGTTGAAGTTTTGTTGATTGAAACATTAAACCCTAACTTTTCTTTCATCCAATTTGGCATCCAACTGGTTAATTTACGCATCATGCCGCTAAGCCAGTCAGACAGAGCGTTCCATTTGCTTTTGATACCTTCCCAAAGTCCGTTAATCAGATTGGTTCCTGCGGCCATTAAATCGACACCGAACAGCCATTCAATGAGTTCATTGATTTTTTTCGAAATCCAAGAGAGTGGTGAAAAGTTTTTAAAGAGCGCAAAGAGGTTATTGAAAGCATTACTACATAAGCTTGCAAAAGAATCCCATAACTTGCTTATAAAGCTTATGACTGTGTCCCAATTTTTGTAGAGCAGATATCCGGCAGCAACAAGAGCTGCAATACCGCCAAGTATCCAGCCAATAGGTGTGGTCATGATAGCAACACCAAGCGATATAAAAGCAGAACCAACGGCAGTTATTGCCGAAATCAGTGTACCTACAAGAGTTAAAGCAAGACTGGCAACTGCGGAAGCAGCTGAGGCTAATGCTGAAAGCAGTGATCTTCCCAGAGTAGCAGAAAATCTAATAAAAGCTTTATCTGCTGCGACTATTTTTGAGAGCAGGGATTTTCCAAGGTTTACAGCCAGACCGGTAATTTTAGAACCAACGGAAGTGAAGGCCGCAAGCACTGGTCCTGAAAGAGCAAAAGCAAGCCTGATAAAAACTGCGCTTACTATGGCTAGTGATGTAAGCAGCCAGCCATTGATTTTGTCCCAATTTTTGTAGAGCAAATATCCGGCAGCAACAAGAGCTGTAATACCACCAATGATCCAGCCAATAGGCGTCGTCATGATTGTGATACCAAGGCTAACAAAAGCAGCTCCCACGGCTGCTAATGCGGCAATGAGTGGACCAAAAATGAAGGAACCAAGAGCTACAAGCCCCACCTTGAAAAGAGTTATTTCACCAATCAGAGGTTCTAGCCATCGAAACCAGCCTTTAATCCTCTCTGTGAGATCACTGATGCCCTTTCTTAAATCAGAGGTAGGATTAAGCAAATCTTGTAAGACTTTTCTTAAGGTTTTCGCCCAGCGCGCAACGGTTGTTTGAATAAGGTCACGGTTTTCATCAATCAACTTTGAAAAACCGTCAACCATATCATTGATCACGGGCATGAAACGTGCACCAATAAAGCTCGCGATACCCCCTATTTTTTTCTTAAAGGCACCAAGCTTGTCACTCAAATCTGCGGCATAGCGTGCAACATCGGCACCTATCAGCCATTTTCCTTTTCTCGCTTTTGCAAACAGCTCTTTGATGGGCGCCATGCCTTGTGAGAGCATGGATGCCATCTCTTTACCATCACCCCCAAACAGCAGAGCAGCAATATGCTGTCTTTGTGCTTGATTTTTCATCTTACTCATCTTGTCGGTAATTTCTTCCAACAAAACGGAGTTTGATTTGAGTTTTCCAGAAGCGTTTTTGACAGAAATGCCAAGCGCGTCAAAGCCCATCATGCCTCTTTTTTGTCCGGCATATGCTTGGGCTGAACGCCTATTTAAAGTTGCCAAGGATTGTTGAAAGAGTTCGGCAGAATATCCTGAATTATCGGCGGCATCACCCCATAATTGAAGTGATGCAACACTCATACCTAAATGGTGTGAGGCATGGTGAAGACTATCGCCCAGATGCATGGTTTTCATGGTGAGGGCAGTTACACTTGCCACAAGACCACCTCCAGCAAGCCCTAAGACACCGGTAAAGACCGAAGCACGACTTGCCGCTGTGCTAAGAGCACCTTGAACACCATGAAGACTTTTTGTCATGTTTTGTACAGCAGCAGAAAAGCGCGGAATACCCAAACTATGGGATAATTTTTTTGACAATGTATCAAATTGCTTTTGTACACGTTTAAGAGGTGCGGTGAGTTCGTCTTCAAGAGACAATTTCACCTTTGCATCAGCAACTTTTTCACTCATTTTGTCTTATACCTTTCTGCTGCTTGTTTTCGCCAGAATATGAGTTCTTGTGGTTCCATTTCCATCATCTCTGAAAGGGACCAATGGAACACAATGGCAATATCGGCTATCAGTTTTGCGGCGGTTTCCCAGTCGAGGTATCCCGCCGTTTGATAAAAGACTCCAAGATCTCTCCAATGCTTGACAAATCATTGATGTCGAGTTCACTGATAGCCTCATGCGGCCATCCAGAAAGGCGTGCGATCATAGCGATTGTTTGCTCTACGCCTTCTTTTTTATCAATGGCTTGCAAATCTTTTGTTTTGGGGCGCTGTAAGGTAATTGTGGTGTGCTCTTTTCCTTCAAAGGTAATAGGGATAAGCAATTGATGGGTAACACTTTGTTGTATAGTCATTTTATAATCCTATGTTTTCTCTGTGGCCTGCGAGTTGATTGACGCCATTGAATTTTCTGATGAGATTGAGGACGTCTATCTCAACAATTTCAACGTCCTTTTGGACATATTTGAAATATTGCAATGTGAATGTTGCTGTAGAAGTTGCTTTGCCTCCCGGTTGCCATTCTGCCATTTCAAAGCCTTTGCAAAGTCCTCTCATGGTCATGACAACACCTTCTGCGGGTGTGCCTTGCGCTTGCATTGAACTGCGCAATGAGATGTTGACATCCGTGCGTCCCAACAGTGCCATTAATTCTGGAGAGCAATCAGAAATGGTCATGCTAAGCGTGAGAGTTTCAAGACCAAGATCAACTTCAATAGAGCTATCCATGCCGCCGCCGCGATAATTTTCAACGACCAAACTCAAATTCGGTAGGGTGACACTTTCACATTTTGCTTGATAGGGAATGCCATCGACAAAAATGTTAAAATATTTCAAAACTCTTGGTAAAACAGGTACTGTCATTAAAAGATCTCCTCTAGGTAATCATTGATGATTTGTGAACGGAACGTGATGTGTTCTGCGGGTGTTGTCGGGGTAAATTCCACATTGAAATAGACTCTGCCGCTTTCAATGGCGCTTGCTGTATTAAGCTCTAGATCAGGTGTACAACGCCCACCAAGAATAGCGCCTTGTGCTTTCAAATCACGCAAATAGGCATTAACGCTTTCACTGACATCATGCATGTACGTTTTTTTGATATTGCGGTCGACAGCCCATAGGTGTCCGCGCAAAATAGCATCATTGATCATATCTGCGGTGCGCACCACGGATAAAAAAGCAAATTTTGTATCGCTTGAGAGCGTGCGATTTCCCCAGAGACGATAGCCATTTTCGCGAATAATGGTTGTGATGTTTTGTTCATTGAGAAGGTTGGCACGGCTTGATCTGTCCCCAATGGAAAAATCAATGGGGCGCGCAGTTCCCACAATGCCATTGATCACTTTATTGGAAGGGGAATGCCAAAAGCCATGGGTAAAATCCGTTTTGGCAATGACACCAGCAACCGCTGCACTTGCTGGTTCTTCTATGATTTTGCCATCACGATTCACCTTTACAAACGGGTCAATGAGAATGGCGCGCTTTGAATCAAAATCCTTTGCTGTGCTAAGAGCTGCTTCATCTGTTGTGTTGGGTGCATCAAGCACCACAATGGCGCGCAAACGCTCGGCAATGCCAATCAATTCTGCTGCTATCCCATAACTTTCAACTGTCACAAGTGGTTCGTCTTGATAATCAAGTCCTTCTATTGATAAATCAGTTGTAGTACGCTTATTCGTAAATCCTGGAGCAATCAGAATGCGTGGTGTTTGTCCTACAATGGATTGTGCTCCAATGAAAGCATGAACACCTTCATAAGCGCCATTTGCGTTCACACCACCTAGAATATTGGTGAGTGTTGTATTTTCGTTGTCACCTTCTTGCACGCGTACGACAACGACAATTGCGCCCACTTGCTTGAAAATGAGATCAAGGGCATTGGGTAATGTACCGCGTCGTTTTCCTGTTCTATCCAGTTTTGCGGCTTGTGAAAGAGAGCCTGCTACCAAAACCGGTGTGTTAAGAGGAAAGGCTTGTTCATCGGCATCGGGTGCTGTGCCAACAATTCCGATAACGCCAGACTGAACTGCACGAAGGGGGCGGGTGCCGTCGTCAACCTCAACGACTTCAACACCGTGTAAAAAACCTGTTGCCATTTTATACTCCTTTGAAATATTGGCTAGAAATGAATGGGGAAAAATGAGGGTTGGATTTGAAATCGCACCCTTTAAAACAGCAAATCATCAGGATTTTGGTTCACTCGCATTTCAAATGCGAGTGAATAGTAAAGGGTAGCATTTCAAATGCGATCCTTTGAAAACAACAATATGTGAAATAATTTTTTAAAAGTATATTGACACTAATAAACCCTCATGTTACCTGAATCACAAGTGCTAGAAACACTAAACCATTAGCGGATAGGTCACGTAAGATCTCTCCCATGCATTTAAAATACTGATTGTCTTTTATGCTATTATTGGCATATAACGATTTTGTCGGGTGTAGCTATACTATACAATACCTTCTCACGAGGGGAAGGCATAGCGACGGACTAATGGCCGTGTTTCTAACGCCCGGCACCCTTGGGGGTGTCAATAGAGACATTAAAACCATTAGGAGTTCATCATGAACAATTTAGTAACAATCGATAGTGCTGGTATTGCTGTTACAACTTCTTTAAAAATTGCCGAGGGTGTGGGGAATACGCATAAAACAGTTATACAGTTAGTACGCAATAATCGTAAGGATTTTGAAGAGTTTGGTTCACTTGGATTTGAAATCCAAGTGAGTAAAAGAGACGGTAAAGGCGGTCAAAAGAGAGAAGTTGCTATTCTCAATGAACCACAAGCAACCTTACTCATGACTTATATGCGCAATAATGACACGGTGCGCGCATTTAAAAAAGCTCTCGTTAAAGCTTTTTATGATTTAAGAAATCAATTGATTGATAATGACCGCGATACACGGTTTGATTTTCCTAGCAACTGGAATGAAATGGGAGCGACTGAAAAAGCTGTCTACATTTATGGACCTCTCCATATGCATCTTGTTAAAGCCTTTACGTTAGTAGAAGAGAGTAAACATTATAAAACGCTTGTTGAAGAAGCCAAGCAAGTTTTAGAAAAAACTATTGTAAAAGCTGCTTAAGGTGAAACATGCTTTATCTCCTCGTCTTTAAAGGTGGGGAGAAGGTTACGAATGGCTATGTTCCATTTGCGTATCTACTTCATTAGCTGTTAGTGTTGGAATAGAAGAGACATCAATGTCCCTCAAGGCATGCCATGTATCATAATTGGCTTGAAGCTGTAGCCAAAGGGCTGGTCCATTTCCTAACAATTTACCAATGCGAGCTGCTGTTACGGCTGTGACTGGACGTTCTCCTTTAAGGATACCGTGCAAGTGCTGGCGTGATATTTGAAGAATCCTAGCAATTTCGGTTTTGCTTGCATTTAAATGTTCTAAGGATTCAGCTAAAATTTCTCCTGGATGAGAAGGACAACGATTAGGATTACGTGTGGTCATGGATAGTCTTCTTTGCAATTAATTTTAAAACCGTTACAATTTAAACAATATGCCATTGATATTATATCATTTAAAGAAATTTAAAAAATGAACATCAAGCCTATTCGCACTGAACAAGATTATCAAGAAGCCTTAGAAATTGTGTCTGCAATGTTTGATAATCAACCTCAAGAGGGGACTCCCGAATTTGATCAAATGGAGGCTCTTGTATTATTAATTGAAGCTTATGAAGCCGAACACTATCCTGTTTCTCCAACTCATGCGTAAAGAGAAGCACAAACTCATGGAGGGAATAAACTTGCACGTCAACATCAAGGATTTTACAACCACACCAATAACTGTCTGATCAAATATTGCTAAAAACTCAGATCTCTTACCATCCTTAATAAAGTGAATACGAAGTTTAAATTCTATTGCCATTTTGCTCTCCAAATCAATGGAGAAAACATAACAACAAGAGCTCCCTTTCATAAGTCTGACACTGTCAGTCAAAAAAAACCTTTAAAAGGGCTTTGAAAGATCAATAAAAAGGCTTTGAAAATCATATAAAGCCTTTAAAAACTTATACAAAAACCTTTAATTTAACTGCACCATCTCCACCCCGTCCAGCACCACTTGCTGTTCCATCCTCGCCATCTCGATACCCGCCGCCACCGCCACCGCCTTTGCCTAATTCAGCGCCGTTTCCTCCATTGCCACCATACTGGCTTTTTCCACCATTCCCTCCATTATTAGGTACACGACCATCACCTCCACTACCACCTCCACCTGCACCACCATAGCTACTATCCCCCCCATTGCCACCACGACCATTATTGGTACCACCGCCACCGCCTCCTCCTCCATGCCATGCATGGCTTTTTCCTGAAAAACCACTCTCGTTGTTGGACATAGAGCCACTACCACCTGAAACACCACCGCCACTATTCCCACCAATATAACCGTTATTTCCCTTGCCCCCGCGAGCTGTAAGAACAGACCCCACTAATGTATTGCCACCATTCCCACCATTTCCATATCCGCCTTTTCCTATCGTTATCACGTCATTATTCTGCAATTGGCGTTTTTGAATTTTTAGAGTAACACATTCACCGCCACCACCACCTCCACGTTGACCACCGCTACCGCCAGCTCCCCAAGCCGTAATTTCAATTTCCGTATCATCTGAGACACCGTCAGGCCAGGGAATATTGCCACTCTGCAGCATGGTAATTTCAACGTATTCTTCTTTACGTTTTTTGATTAAAGAATCTAATAAAGCATCCACTTGCGCCTTGGTATAAACAAGATCACCATCGACTTTTAAAGGTCCTTTAAGCAAGCTTCCCTTTGTGCTTAGGTTGGTGACCACTTCATTATTATGGGTGAGGCTAAACGGAGAATTTCCTAATAGCTCTAAGCCACCACTCATCGTGACTTTGCTGGTAAATTTATTGTAATTCCGCCATTCATTTGGATTTGCTAGGCGCCCATAGCTTGTCAGATCTTGATTGATTTTGGCTCTAAAATCATCAAGCCCCACGATATCTTCGGTTTTATGTTGGTGCGCACCTAACAGGGAGACAGCACTGCCAAAGGTAAAGTTATTGTTGCTTGATTTGTAGAGCACATAATTGTTAGCAGCATCTTTTGCTCCCTCGATATCGCTTAAATCAGCAAAAGTGAAGGTTTTATCCGCTGCCATTTTACCATTGAGAGCGCTTTCTAGATCTGTGATTTCGCTTATGGTATGCGTGTGTTGTAAAGGTGCCTTTTCGTCTATTTTTTTCTCAACTTGCGCTATTGCCTGATCAATCTTGGTCAAGTTTTCACGCAAAATAGGGAATTCAGAACTGATAAAACGCCCCTCTTTAGGCAATTCCATGTCGAGTTTTTTGGTTTTTGTCATCTCTCATTTTCCCCTCATAATATGCCGGCGCCAAAATCACGCACCATGGAGCGTGCAGCAGGTCCACCGGTAAGCGTGATTTTAAGGCGTGCTTGTCGTGCTGTTTTGTCACCACTGATAAATTTGCGTTCTGTCCAAAGTGGTTCAGCAAGTTGTTCTGTTTCGTCGAGTTTTAAAGGGACAAAGGTACCATCATCCAGTTGCATCTCGAGGGTGAAAGAGGAACCGCCCGGCAAGAAGGTTTTGATATAGCTGGTCAATCTTGCCTTTTCCCCAAAGGCAAAAGCCCGCGTGATATAAGTTGCTGTTTTATGAATCTTTCCTGCAATCAACTGAACCGGGGCAAATAACACCGGTGAAAGCTTCTCTGTGCCTTTAAGAATGGCGCGAAGCTTGACCTTTTCACTGATATATTCGCTAAGGCTTAGCAATTGAAAGGGTAGCAGTTGGTAAATCGTGCCGTTGTTGCGTTCAATTTCAAAGATGACAGAGCAATCGCTTGAAGGCAATTCGACAGCTGCACGCACTTGCAAATCAGAACAATCCACAAGATCAAAGGTGCCTAAATCAACCATCTTTTCTGTTTGCCTGTAGCGTGCAGCCAACACCCGAAAGGCTAATGCTTCATCTTGATGGGCGCTCCAGCTCTGCGCATTGACAGAAGAAAAACGCGGACCCGTCACATAGGGGTGGCTTGAGACATATCTTTGGCTGTCTTTATCAAAATCCCCAAGTTTAGCCAGTGATACGGAATGATCCGCATCATCGGTTTTAATGACAAAGGCGGTCAGACGATCATCAGGGACGGTTAAGGGTACATCATAGCGTGCGCCAGTCCACCCTTCCTTTGCACCCTTCATTGAATAGGAGGTTTGTGCTTGAATATCAGCGGTTGGATAACCGTTTTCGGTAGTGACCAAATCAATCACCAGATCATGGTTTTGATTGCCTATTTTACAAAGATGGAAATCAATCCCTGTGATTTGTCGTGTTTCATCGGGAGTAAAGACTTGGGCTTGCGGGTCTACTTGTGTCCATATTTTCACTGTGGTGGTACGTCGCATCACCTTTACATCAATCACCCCTTGACCGGTAAAAAGCCCCGTTGCTGTTGTTCCACCTTTCCCTCGTGCTATAACATTCTTTGTACCAGCCGTAATGTTTGGAGGAATCTTGAAACTCCCTTCAAGGGTGCCTTTGCTATCGGCAACAAGGCGGCTTGTTGGCAAGACATTCACGCCATCAAAGGTAAGACTGTCCAAGATTTCTCCACGACCAAAACCTTCAATCTTAAAATTCAATTTAATTTGTCTTAAAAAATCGATTTGCTCTCGAGTCTCATTGATGAGGTCATCACGTACTTCCGTGTTACGGATAGTTCTCCCGCGATTCCATCCCATATTGAGTTGATTGGTGACACTTGAAAGCCAATCGGTGCGCTGTTCATGCCAAAAATCTGTTGCGGGGTTCAAGGTAACAGTCCCGGGCAAAGGCGCAAAATTTTGATAGGGGTTGATCTTTTCGCAAGCCGTTGTCAATTCTTGTGCAATGATCACTTCATTTGTCCAGTCAAGGGTGATGGGTGCGGTCAGGTGAGCGGTGTAAAAGGTTGGATCAATAGCAAGCTGTAAAATGCCATGACCAATAGCTCCTGTTTGTTCAAAACCTTCGTCTCTGTAACTGTCATCGAGAAAAGGGTCTGCAAACATGCCTTTTTTGGCAACGGGCTCTTTAGAGTCAACATTGCTTTTAATGCGCTCTAATTGCATGAGGCGGTCAAGAGAGAGCACCCGTTGAAAATAACGCCACATCTCATCATAAGGCGCAACACGCGTGCCATCATTAGCCACTTGGGGGGTGCTAAGCCAATTGTTGGTAATGGTAGCAAGGGAGAGCACATCATCCGGGACACTGGGTGCCATGGGTTGGTCTGCCGAGACGCCTTTGATATAGACAACATTGCCTCCTGTGTTGAGACCAATACGGTCAATGCGGGGGAGTTTATAAGTGTAGCTTACAATGATATCACCTCCCTCAGCCCCTCCTGAGACGGTGATTTCCTGCGCTGTTACTTTATCCGCTTTTATGCTCGCGCGGTATCGATAGGTCACTTTATAACTACTGCCGGGGAGTGGTTCATCGCCCATGGGCGCCCAATCAATGGTGTCTCCGGTTTTTTTGAAATCCTTGCCTTCTTTAAATTCCCTGGTTCCTTGAACAATTTTGATAAAAGCGGTGATGCTTTTGTCCGCCACCCCATCACGCCCGGAGGCAACTGCACCGCGGGTTATTGTCACGGTTTTTTCTTTCGTCAACAAAAGGGAATGAACAGCAGCAATGGGAGCGTAATAGGTTTTAAAGGTAAAGCTTGTCTTGCCCTTTGGAGGTGCAAAAATATGGGTTTCACTAGGAACGGCACTTGTCGAAAAATCCTCGAGTTCTTCATAGCGCAAAGCAGCCAAACGCTTGCGTTTGAAACCATTGATATTGGCTTCTCCCTCTTGAATACTGAACACTTGCTTTTGTCCCTCTTGCCCCAAAGCTGTGACACGGCATCCCCCCACGATATAGTGTCCATGGGCGCGATCATACGTTGCAATGGCTTGCATAGCGGGTTCAAGTAATGAGGGGGATTTTTGATCAATCAAAACACCATCTTGCAAAATATAGACCGGAAAAAAAGTCCCTTTCTGGTCATCATCTTTGAGAGCCCAGACAAGTTTTGCGACCTCGCGTGCCGCCCCGGGCTCTCCTTCTGCCAAGGAGCCTGGAACTTGTCCTAACAGTTCTGGATCATCCTCATATGTCACCCATTTCTTTTGCAACTTTACACCGATTTCCACGCGCCCCATCATGGAAATATTCTCCAAGACAGCATTTGAGACGGGAAAGATATCGCCTGCGATATAAATCTTGCCCTCCGTTAAGGTAACGGTTTTTGTGTCTTTATTGACAAAGGCATCTGCTCGTTCAACGCGGTCTCCTTCTTGTGCCACAAGGCGCCCCAAACGGTCATGACGCCCCCTTATGATGGTTTGCATTTCATTGAGTTCACCACCTTGAAGAAAAGAGCGCCTGCCATAAAACACCACGCTTTGTTGTTCATCTTTGCCTACCGATCTATCAATTGCAAAGGGTAGTCCGCTTTCATGTTTCATGTTAAAACCTCAATAAAATCTTGAATTGTTCGCGAACATCAGCACGCAAAGGAATGTTGATGGGTGTTTTGAGAATTTCTACACCGCCACGTAGTTCATCAGCCCCTAACCAAAGTTTACCAAGGGGTGTTTGTTCTACGAGAGAGCCATGAACGAGGAGGGAAACAGAGGCAGCTTGTTTGTTCTCAACATCCTCAAAATCTGTGCGGGCTGCAAGAAACAACATTGTCCCTGTTGGAGAAGGATTAAATCTGTTGCCGCAATGGCTGTAAACACCCTCGACCGCTTGTTCGACAGGCTGTACAGCATAGCATCTTCGATAGCCAATCAGAGTGTTATCGAGATCTCTTAAAGCCAAATAAAGGGGACGGTTTTGGAACCACTTTGCTATGAGTATATCGCGTTCGTGTTTTTTGACCGAACACCAGGGGAAATTTGCCAACTCCCAAGGGTAATCGATTTGGTTCCAGCTTAACTCCTCATCCACATCATCAATCCAGTTGCCAATGAGTTTGCCTTCTTCTTTTGTGAGCGTGTGTTTGATTTGTGTTGTGCGTCCAAAGGAAAACAGTGTGTCACGAGCTGTTAAGCGCACGCCACTTTCAAAATCCAGCATGCTGTCATCAAGGTGTGACATATCGCCTTCTGTGGCTTCCACATCATAACCATAGGTGCTACGGCGAAAATCAGAGCGAAAGCTTTTGGAAAGGTCGACAATGGCTTCAATGGCTTCAAGGCTGCTTTGTTCAGGCAATTGATCAAAATCAAGTTGAAAGGAATTCCACCATGCACGCCCTGACCATGCGGGTGTAAAGCGTGCAGAAAGCTCTAACCATTTAAGTCCCAATTCAATGGCTGCAACAGAGCCACGCAAGCGCTGCCATGCAAGCCCTTGGTCAATCAGATCATAGAGGTTTGGAACATAAGGCGTGAGTTCACCAAGTCCATATTCTTCAATCAACCATGGCAAAAAGCGGGGAGGGCGTGTGATCAGTTTTGCACGTGAAATCCCCAAAACAGCTCCATCAACATCTTGATGAAAGTCGCAAGCATCGGCAAGGCGTTTCTCAAATTCTGTTGCATGTGAGGGGAGCAGCGAGCCAACCATTAGCGCGCCCGCCCTTTAAAGTTTAAGGTGATTTTGCCAATCGATAAGATTTCTTCATCACAAACCACACTGTCCTTTGTTGGTGCAATGGCAATCACTTTCTGGACACCAGGAATCATCAGTTTTGAAACCCACCACGAGAGGCTTAATTCGCGACCAATGGCTTGTTCTTGTTTCCAAGCCGTGCGTAAATTTGCCTCCATTGTCGTGAGAATTTTCAAAGATGCTTCTGGGAGCAGCCAAACATCGGCTTCTAAGTCCAGCACTTTTTTGACAGCAGCATGCACAATAATGGTATCATTGGTCATGATGATATTTTTTCTGTGAAGAGCTTGTGAAACTGTTTGTAAGAGATCTTCAGAGGCTGTCCCTTCTTCATTGTTGCCAAAAATAGCAACATAGATGGTTGGATCTTTGCCTTTACGATAGATAATGGCATCTTTCACTCGACTATCGGCTGTTAAGGCGATAAGCTTGTAATAGGGTTCTGTTCCACTTCCATTTCCCCCACGGGCATGAAGCTGTACGCGTTCACGATACCTCTCATCACTCTCACCCTCTATGCGGGCAATACCATGCCAGTTTCCCAAAGCATCAAGGGATTCACCGGTGGCAAAATCAAGAATATTATTGCGTGCTGCCTCGTTAATACGCTGTCTTAAAAGCAGTTCTCGATAGCTAAAAGCCTCTATGACTTTTACGGCTGGATCACTTTCCAAAAATGTATATTCAGGTAAAAGCTCTTTTAAATGGGTCAGAACAGCAGCGCGGATTTCCTCAAAAGAAAGTTCTGTAATAATTTCCGGTTTTGCAAGCGCTCTACTCATTGTATCAATAATCCTTCCATGGTGATGGGCTTTCCTGATGGCAAATACATGCCCTCAAAAGACAGAGAAACTTGTCCGGTTCCAAGCATTTTAAAATCAATCTTTTTGAGCTTAAAACGTGGTTCCCACTTGTCTAAAGCTTCAGCAACGGCGGCATAAAGAGCAATAGAAAAGCTGCTGTTAACCGGTGCATCAATGAGTTCTGCAATGCGTGAACCATAATCACGTCGCATCACCCGTGTGCCAATGCGTGTTGATAAGATATCAATAATCGACTGCCGCAAATGCTCTATGCCAACCAATGGCTTTCCTGTTGTGCGGTCCATTCCACTGTTCAATTTGGACCTCCTGTCATGGAGCCACCAGGGGAAACACCTCCATGAACATGGCTGTTTCCAATATTGGTGCCATTATGCTTTAAATCACTAGAATGGATGGAAACACCCTCACTTGAATGAAGAGCAATGCCATCATCCGAATGGAGTGAAACACTTCCACCTGCTTTCAGGGCAATGTTTTTTTCTGCACTTAAACTCAGGTCACCTTGTGAAATAATTTTGATGCCCTCTGCGGCTTGCAGTTCTAACTTTTTACCATCCCCTTTTATCGATACGCCATCAGAAATCGTGAGACTAAACTTTCCTCCTGATGTGAGGTGAAGGGCATAGCTGTTTTGTTCATCGTCATACTCAATGGTGGTTCCATCTGGATAAAGTGTCTTATGAAGATTGCCTTTATCGGCTGCTTGGTTTGCATCGGTATGAATAGAGCCAACAATCACCCCTTGTGATAAATCGCCTGATGATGAAACAACAACCACTTGTTCTCCAACATCGCGCCCTTCATAAGAGCGTGTTTTACCAGCACGGGCTTGGGTATCTGGAATCCAATCACTGACAAGATTTCCAGTTTTTACTCGATAGCGTGCGTTTTTATGGTCAACATGGCTAATTTTCCCTACCACAACCATATTGGCTACACGTCTCTTTAAATCGGTGATCTCTTTATCGCGTCGCTCTAACATGGTCACCTTCAATTTTATGGTATTTGTCTTTGTTTCCCATACCTGTTTCGGGTTTAAAACCGACAAGGGGTTCAACAACTCCTACGGTTGCCTTTCCTTCATCAGGGCAGGGGATATTGGTTATGTGCGTCACGTCAAAGGTTAAAATTGCACCATGGAGTGCTAGGGAACCATTATCACCAAAGGCAAAAGCAATATTTTGTAAGCGGCATGTCTCAACGGTGTTGTTAAGATTGGGATTGGCATAGAAAATCTCTTCAACTTCCCATGCTAATTGGTCAACAAAACGTGCGCCATCTTCACATGTTGCATAGCATTCAACATCTACTGTTAAAACACGCCGCCTTAAGCCAAAATCATGTCCATCTTCAATGGTTTCACTTTGCGTTGAGATATTAATAGCTGGCATTGTTTCAATAAATAAATTGAAGTCACGCATATTGAAAACATTGTCACCAGCCACTGTTTTTGCTGCCTTTATTAACGCAACAAATGTTTCTCTTATCGTCTCGCGGGGGTGCATGGGGGGGCTCCTGTTCAATTAAGTGTATAAAATGATTGACTAGGATTAATAATGATACTATTATTGATTATGAGTAATAAAGTTGCAAAAATAATCAGCTTGATGAAAGCATCACCAAAAAACATCAAGTTCTCAGATTTGTTGGCTGTATGTGTCTATTTCTTTGGAGAACCAAGGAACAATCGTACAAGCCACTTTGTTTTTAAAACACCGTGGCTTGGTGATCCTCGTGTGAATATTCAAAAAGATTCTGGCAATAAGACAAAAGTCTATCAGGTTAAGCAAGTCTTACAAGCGATAGAAAGGATGAAACATGAACAATAATCATTATACATATCGTGTTTTGTGGTCGCAAGAAGATGAGGAATATGTCGGATTATGTGCAGAATTCCCATCCCTTTCATGGTTAGACGCTCAAGCAGAGAAAGCTTTAAAAGGCATTATGGATCTCGTTTCAGAGGTTGTTGAGGATATGCAACACAACGGAGAAGAGGTTCCCGTGCCTTTGTCACATGGTAAATATAGTGGTAAGTTTCAATTAAGAATTCCACCAGAACTTCATAGAAAACTCGCAATTCAAGCCGCCGAAAATGGTGTAAGTTTAAATAGATATATTTCTTCTAAACTTTAAAGCTTTTAAAGGCGGCTTATACGCACCAAAAAAAGATTAATTTTTATGGAAACCTCTCAATTAAAACAAATACCCGTTTTCAAGACGGATGAGGAAGTAGAGAACTTTGTTGATACTGCCGATCTCACGGATTATGATTTAACTGGTTTTAAACCCATTTATTTCGAATTTTTACCTAAAGAAGCCTCTTAGCCACCTCCCCATTTTGGAGAACGGGGAGGGGATTTCTGTTTTTTGAACTTAAGCAACCTTTTTAATAGGGTTATCCAAATCTGGTTCGTAAGCGCGCAACAAAGAATCCATGCTATGCGGTAACTCTGAATCGCCAAAATCTGTTAGAACTGTTAAGATTTTAAGTATACTTGGCATCTCATCTTGAAGTTTTAAAATCAAAGCTTTTTCTATTACACTCATAGTATCAACCAGAGCAGTACAATCTTTATCATTCATATTTTCATGTTTAGAAAATTGAGATAATGCCATCCACAAATCGCATAAGAAGTTGGTGTCTATCTTCATTGTACACCCCCAAAGATTTGCTCTCTTAAGCATGCCAATCCTCTGGAGGTGATTTTCGTTGAAGGGAGCACCTTTTCTGTACCATCCGGTCTTTGAATGGTGATAGCAGGGCAATCCATAAAGCCTTTCTTGATCTTGTCCTGATAAGGTAACAGAGGCGCCCCTGGAGCTCGTCGATAGACCCAGTCATGTTTGCGCAAGTAATCGGTTAAGTCCTTTGGTCGCACCTCCAACATCTTCGCCGCTTCAATTAAACCAAACAGACCATCAGAACGTTTTAACCCTTCCAAAGCCTCTGCTTTTGGTGCTAATTCTGCAATAACATGGTCTTTTTGCTCGATTTGACTTTGTAGGTGATTCAAGACACCAAGTAATGCTTCGGGTTTGGAGTAATCAACTTGTGGAGGGGCTATCTGTGGTGTTGCTACTTGTTTTAACCGTCTTTCACATTCGATAAAGTATAAACGAGCTTCTCTACCTTTCTTATTATTTTCAAGCATAGAGAGCTCTTTGGCTACGCTTAAAGTCAGATGATAATCTTTACGATTGTGACCACCTCTGCCTTTGCTCCCCAAAATCGGGGAGCAAACAAAATCTTGATTTTCTAATAAATTATATTTGTTGATACGGTCAGTAATCCAAGTAGAGAAATCTTTTCCTATTTCCAAAAACGTATGTAATTCACGTGCATTTACCGTCTGAACAGTGTCGCCACCAATACTGGTTTGATATATGTCGATTAAATATTGTGCCATGATTTGGCTCCTATGTGCTTAAAGGTTTTTCATTGACACTCTATGAAGAGCGCCGGGTGCTGAAAAACACGGCACATAGCCCGTCGTTATGCCTTTCCCATAAGGGTATTGTATAGCATAACCACACCCGACGATATTATTATATGCCTGTAGCATATAATGAGTCAAAGCTTTTAATTGGCGGTGAAAAGACTGTTTCGGCAATCTATCCGCTATGTGTTTAAGGTGTTTTTCAAGCACCTGATTCGACAATAGACATAATGTTGACATGTTGTCAAACAAAAAATTAAAATATTGACGAGCTTCATGTCCTTTATCATTACGTTCGATCATGGAAAGGTGTTTAGCCATGTCTAAGGTAATGTGGTATTCTTTTACTTTTCCACCGTTTTCTAAATTTTTAGAAAGCGTTATAAAGTTTATGTTTTCCAAAAACTTACATTCTTTAATGCGATTTTTAATCCAGTCATTAAAGCGGGCTTTTATCTCTAAAAATGCATGCAATTCGCGTGCATTGACTGTTTGAACAATCTCTTGTCCAATTGCTTGTTCTGATATTTTAATGAGAGTCATTGTAAACTCCTTGTGGGTTAGATGTTTGTTAATGACACTCGAAAAGAGTGCCGGGTGCTAACAAACACGGCCACAAGCCCGTCGCTATGCTTTTCCCATTAAGGGTATTTTATGGCATAGCTACACCCGACAAGCCATTTATATGCTATACGCATATAATGAGTCAAAGCCTTTAATGCGCGGAGAAAAGATTGTGTCGGCAATCTACCCGCTTGTGGATTCAAGGTGTTTGTTAGGCACCTGATTCGATTATTCATATTGTCGCCACATTGTCAAGCAGTAATATTACATTTTTCTCAATTATATAAGTACGTCTTTACTTCATTTGTCGACTCGCTTTAGATTTTCCGCTTCACTTTTTTATTTATAGCGGAGGGGAAAATAATGCTTGATACACTTAATATAATTGCGATGATCGTGTGCTTGTTATCATTGCCAATGATGATTGTCGGACTCGTTTTAGTATGTATAAAGAAATGGCGGAAAAACGGACTAAAAACTCTTGGTATTGGAGTTCTATTATTTATCAGCTCTGCAATAGTAGGTGCTTCTGTACACAAAGACAAACCAGATCAAGTTGCACACAATAATGAAATTGTTTCTTCTTCCTCAACTTCGTCAATAGATGTTAGCTCTCAAGATGAAAGCATGACTCAGGTACCAGCTGAGAGTATTGATAAACAAATCACCTCCATTCAAGACAATAAATCAGATGAAAATGATGGATTAGGCTTTTGGGGATGGTTTTGGTTAATTTTCTTTGCGTTTTTTGCATTTTCCATTTTCGCTTATTGGCAAGATAAACGCAAAAAACGTTTTGAAGAGAAAGTTCCAGAACAGGTTTCAATGTCGCTCCCTCCTGCACATCCTTCTTCTTATTTCTCAGTCGTTAATAAAACATCTCCGGCATTTAAAAACGAACGATTGGAAAAGGGGATCAAGATTTTTCTCCTTTGTGCTCTATTGATTGGGGGCGTAGTAGCAATAATAAGTATTTCACCATGGTTATTAGTAGCCACTATTATTGTTTTACTTTTGGGGGTCGCTGTCCATTCTGAAAATAAAAAAGTAAAGCTTTTTGAAGAACAAGTTGCGATGTTGCAACCAGACATTCCTCCCTCTAATTTTGAGGAAGGATGTAAAATGCTTCAAGAACTTGACGCAAGTGAGTATGATTATCGTTTAGCACGCAATGAAAAACTGTTGGGAGTTCAAGAACGCGTTTCCTTTGATATTAGTAAAAAGACCAGACTTTTGGGACGTCTTTTGGTTACAGATAAAGCTATTGTATTTGAAAGTCCCGAAAGGAATGAAAGGACTACTTGGACACGAATTGCATCAGTAGCTATAACATACAAAGGATGCCAAATCAGTCGCCGTACCGGTGTTCCACTGAATTACCAATTCACTGCTTTTTCAAGTCCAAGGTTTACAGCAGTAATTCGAACGCTTGGATAGCCTTATTGATTTTAAACACACCAAACAAAGATACCTCATTGTTTTTGCTCCCGTAAAATAAGTTTATACATACCGGATTCTGAAGCTTGGACATCTGAGACAATGAAGTATTCTTGAGAGGCGTCTTCAGTGTTTTCAGGCGCCATCACAACAACGCTATCTTGAGGTTTTGGTGGTATTCCCCCGATATCATTGATACAAAGATCAAGTTCCTTTTTTGCGATTGTGGTGGGGATTCTGCCACCAGCCTCCGATTCCGAATGTTTAATGGTGTAAATCGCTGTAATTTGAAACGATTGTTGATTATCCTTTCGCGTGTAGATGACGGGTTGCCCAAAGGTGTTGCGCACGTCTTGAATCATTTTATGAAGCAACCCATGCCATCGCATGTTATTTTCCTCCACTGACCGCTTTAAAGAGCATTTCAGGACGCGTGCAAATATAAAGCGGATAGCTATAGACCTCCGGTTTTACCCATGCATTACGGTCGTTATCAACGATCAACATGGTGTAGAGAGGTTTTCCAACCGTGTTGGCAAAATCCAAACTTTCTCCTGGTGCAAAGGTTTTTTGAAACACTCCCGGTGCATTGGCAGGCAAGAATTGACATTCATCAGGCTTAATGCCTATGGCGCGCTTTGTTCCAGCCTTCGCACTCACATTATAGTTGTGAATGCTCCGGTAATTAATGAAAGTGACGCCCGCAAAGTCAAAACTGCCAAAGCTCCCAGAGCCAATCGCACTTGGTGTTGCAACACCTCCAGCACTATTTAAAGTTTGTGCAAGAGCTGTGTTGAGATAAGTCTCACGAATTGTTTTATGGTTTTTCAATTTGGAGAAAAATTCATTTCCACAAAGCCCAATAATGCGTGAACGATCAGAAAATGCTCCCTTTGAAGCTTCAATCATTTTCATAATGACTTGATCAACATGATCCGCAACATTTGTTGTTTCATTATTGAGTTTAAAATCAATCGGCTTTGGTGGTGCGATTTCCCATTCCTTGTACCAATCGACAATAACAGAGCCATCGGCATCAAGCACAACACCCTGGACAGCGCCAAGTTGCATGTTTTCCCATGTCAATTCGATTTCAGAAATCAGTTTCTTTTGTTTTCTGGCAATATATTTCATTGCCGTCTCTAACTGGTCTTCTGTACCAAATTCCCGTCGGTTCTGGATTTCCTCTGATTTCACCGTATCACTTTTGGCAATACGTGTTGTTTTGAAAAAGCGGAGATTCCGCCCATCTCTATCACCTTCAACCAAGGGGGCGCCACGTTCACTGGTTTGAATCAAGGACAATGTATTGTCACGTCTTTCAATACCAACCACTGTGGTGCTTGTTTCCACTTCCTCAAAAAGATTAAGAGAACTAATGAGACCCGGTTGAAACTCATAGTTTTCAATCGCTTTCATCATTGTGGTGGCAGAGAAAGCATCATGTTTAAAAAAATTCATATCCATGTGCGCATTCTCCTATCGAAATAGAATGTTGTTATGGTCTTCTAAAAACTGAATGGCATCTTTCTTCTGATCGTCTGTGATGGCATCTGGCCATAGCAGTTCAGAAGCTTTTACGGTGCATAAGCGTGCTGTAATCACCGCGCGTTGATCTGCCTCTGTTGCATCAACAGTGGCAAAAGAAATCCCAACAGGTCTTGTACTGCCATCTGATGCTGATGGATTAAGAGGAACATATTTTCCTGTTGCCATTATTTTTCCCATAACAGTGCCGGCTTCAATGAATGCTCCTGATGCAAATATCACTTCTTCATTGGACATATCCGGATCGTAGGGTCCAAGATAAGCACCATTGCGTACGTCTTCATAAAAAACTTGACTCATTTTATTGCCCTCCAAGCTGTTTCCCATTTTGCATGAATTTTTTCCTTGCTCGTCCCATCCCTATGAGGAGCTGTGGTTGATAGTTTTAAAGATGCGCTTTTCGAGACAGCGGCGGTTAAAACAACATTTTTTGCTTTCTCAACACTCATGCCGCTTTTAATGGCTTTTGCTGCATCAAAAGAAACGCCTAAGCGCTTTGCTTGCCTTTCAAGGTTTGTCAGTGCCTCGCCACGTTTTCTTTCCTTTTCAAGAGCAGCTTTTACGCTTTCCTGTTTATCTTCGTCCTCATCTTCGTCTTCGTCGAAGTCTTCATCAATGTCGCTCTTGTTTTCGTCCTCTTCGTCTTCGTTGATGACGTCGACAACTTTTTCATCATCATCTTCTTCGGCGCGGTATTGTGTGCGTGCCATGTGTTTTGTCCTTCTTTTGTTGCTGTTGGGGTTTGTGATATGGAATCCGTTAAGGCTTCCAAAGCTTGCGCAAGGGTGCCCTGCGCATCTGCTAATCCAAGCTCTAAAGCTTGGATGCCTATAAAAGTTTCTGCTTTTGTGTCACGAATTGCGTCCGCACTCAGAGGTCTGTTTTTTGCAACCCAATCGACAAACATCTCGTAGAGCAGGGCACAATCGGCTTGCATTTTTATCTGTGCTGTATCGCTCAAGGGTTCGTGAGAATTGCCATGCGTTTTGTGATCACCTTCAAAAACAAAGGTCCATTTAAGTCCCTGTTTCTCATCTGCAAGAGATTGGTCAAGATGGGCGCAAACAACCCCAATGGAACCCACAACACCTGTGCGTGCAATCCATATTTGAGAAGCTGCACAAGCAATGGCATAAGCTGCCGAACAAGCAAATTCATTGGCATGCGCCCAAATGGGCTTGGCATATTGTTTTGAAAGGGTTTGAAACTCTTCAACCAAATCAAAGATGCCACCGGCTTCTCCACCACCACTATCAATATCAAGTAAGACAGCATTCACATCAGGCTGTGCAATGGCTTCACGAAAAGAAGCCCTTAAACCTTCATAAGAAGTCAAGCCCGATAAAGCTCCAAGCCATGCGCTACGGCGTACAAGTGTGCCATGAACCGGTATGATGGCAATATTGTTTTGGACCACGTAAGTTTCTGGTGGTCTGAAAGCTTCTGTATTACCTTGCGAATAAGCTTCAATGGGAAACTTTTCACCTGCAAAAAGGCGTGGTGCAAGAGCATTAAGGATGATATCAAGCTTTGTGGAGGCAAGCATGTGTGGAACCACAAAAAGCCGTGATGCCAAAAACGGCATGTCGAGATTATTCACCATTTTTGTGTGCCTCGCTGCCTTGGTTGCTTTCATAAGTCTCTGAAGGGTCTGAATCTGTGGTATCAATTATTTGATTGTCACCAGAGGATGCCGCCATATCCGTATCAAAAGATAAACCGCGTGCACGAGCATCTGTGTGTTCTTCCTCAAGTTCGGCATGAATGCTGTCGATATCAAAGCCGCGCTCGGCCAGTGCCATGCGTCGTGTTTTCAAGCCTGCACGGATTTCTTCTTTTTCTGCCGAAATATCCTTGTTTGGATCAATCATTTCAAGGGGTGGTGCAAAGCTTTCACATTGAAGCCATGGCAAGGGATTTTCTTCCCATCCGGGTAAGTGAACGCGTCCAGAAAGTACTGCCATTTCAACAAAACGTTCCCAAACAATGCGGTTAAACTGAAAGGCAATGATATGTTCACGCCATTGTTTGACATGCCGTCTAAACTGAATGATAGAAGTTCGCACATTGGAAAAATTACCGCGCGTAACGTCTCCAGTAACAACGGCATAAGGCATATTGAGAGCCGAGCAAATTTTTAAAATATTGCGAAATTGGAAAGCCTCATAAGAACCTCCAACCTCAACAGGGGTTGAAAATGTAATTTGTTTTTCGCCATCCACCATGTTGACCGAGCCAGGGTAAATTTTATCCACGTCAGCTGCCTCTTCAGGCTTCTTTGGGAGCCTCGTTTGTTCACGATTCTCCTCTAATGCCGCATCATGAGATTCCTTTCCTGTAATAAACACTGCAAAAAGAGCCGCTGTCCTTTTTCGATCAAGTTCTGCATCGTCATAGGATTCGAGTTGAAAGATCTTTGTCATAGAGCGCGTTATTTTGGGAGAACCGCGTAATTGTCCTGCGATACGGCGCTCTTTGATATGAAGGACCATTTCAGCAGGCACACGTATGCGGTCTTGGCTCTTAAAGGCTCTGTTTGCAGGGCAATCATCATAGGGATGATGTTCCCAGAAATGATAAGCAACACGCTTGCCACTTGCATTAAACTCAATCCCCATACGAATGTAATTGCCTTCAGTTTCAGCAGGTCCATTGTAGGTAAGGTCCAGCATTTCGGTGGGATAAATTTGCAATTGAAACGGCACACCAGAGCGCCCATAAAGGTCAACATAATGCAGCCTGACAAAACATTCTCCGGTTAAAAAAACCTCTCGTGCAATCGTTGCTTGTAGACCATAAAAGTTGGCATCTTCATCGTAGTCTGCTTCATCAACCCATTGCCACCATAAGTCTAAAAGCTTTTTCTTTTCTTCTTGAAAACCTTCAATACGAGGATAAGGTTTAATCCCATCACTCACAGCCGCAGAGACCCATTCCTCCGTTGCAGATCCATAAAGAGATTCATTGTCATAAAGCCATCTTGAACGGGCAACAATGGTATCACCGCATTCTTCAATTGCTTTATTGATATGTTTTTTTGCGGGATCAAAACCACCCATGCGACGGCTTTTGCTTGCAGCTTCAAAAGGCGGATTATGTTGACGAGAAATTGTAAAAAAGCCTGTGAGTTTATTGAAAAAGCCAGCCATTAATAGCCCCTAGAGATATTTAAATAAAAAACACGTGAACCTTTGCGTCCTTCAAGGTCCGCTATTTGCGTATTGATCATTTCAAGAGCTCTGCGCAGTTCCTCAACAGAGCGGTTGCTGACTTGCTTATCGCCGTGACGCACTGATTGCGCTCCCGAATAAAGAGCCTCTTCAATTTGTTCTCGCCGCCTTTTTAAACTTTCCAGTCTGTCAGTTTTGCTGTTTACTTGGTTCAAGTCTGTGCGCATAAATTACCTCCAGTCCCCTCGCATATAAGGACTTATCACTGTTCTGAATGGCTTCTTTTTAGGCTGTGTTGTCTGAGATCTTCTTGGAGAAGGAGAGGGAGGATGTTCTGATGTTGGCTGCTCTAAAGCACCTTCAATTTTAAGTTTTTCCAAACGCTCTTCTAAGATATCGACTTCTCGATTAAGGTTTATTCCTGCCGAAATCAGACCTTGTAAAGCAGCATAAGCATAGACTCTACAGTCCAAGGCTTCATTTCTTGCCTTTTCACTTTTTTGCCATTCAATACGCTTGAAACCTTTAAAATATTTAATGACTTTTCTTTCAGCGGTTAGCTGGTCAAAATATTCCTGGTCAAGGCTTTTATGAAAGTGTGTTGCACCAGCCCCCGTTGCTTCAGGACCCGATTTCTTAAACCGTGCTGTAATGATATCTTTCGCTGCATCAACCCCAACAATATAAAGATTAATCTGTCCTTTATTGTTTTTGCTTGGTCGGCGTGGCCATACCGCACGCCATCCCGCCTGTCCTTTAATCCCCCAGATACGCCGCCCCTCACGCGGGCGTACATAATTATAAACCGCCTGTGTGTGTCCACCACCGGTATCAATACAAGCCGCTGTTATCCTAATCCCCTCTTTATAGCCTGGATGTGGCCAGCGCTTTGCAAGATATTCATCCAATTGGTCCCACACTTCAAAAGAAGAGGGATCACCAAGGATAACTTGATAATCAATATGCCAACTTTCTTCACTACGCCCCCATCCCACCACTTCAAGCTCTAAACGGTCATTTTGCACATCAATGCCTGCTGTCAACACGACGGCTTGTTCTGGTGCAAGGGGATACTCTTCGCGTTTTGCATAGAGGCTGTCTGGATCAACAACTTCGCCTGTTCTGTCCTCCCATGGCTCTCCAAGCACTGTATTGACAAAAGGCTGTAGAAGAGCTGGATCATCCTTGGCATTTAAAAACTCTCTTGCGCATTCCCCCCATGTAAGCCAAGGAGAATAAAGTGCCGAAATATGATAAGAACGCAAATTGGGTCTGCTTGACTCACTGGTTGGGACCCAGCATGCACCTCTTTCTTCACACATGAGATCTGTTTTTCGGTGCTCGGCATGTTCATGACCACAATGCGTACAAACAAAAACAGCTTTTTCAGGGGCGCCTTTTGGCCATTTAATTTGTGACCAAACAATGGGTTGTAAAACACCACACGCATCACAAGGGACGTTGTAATATCGCTGGTCTCCTAGCACAAAATCCTTAGCAATACGGCTTGTGTCACGGTGGGTGGGTGTAGACAATTTAAAAATCTTTCTCTGCACAAAGGTTGAAGTGCGCTTTTCTGCAATCATCACCGGATCACCTTCGTTATCGACACTGAGAGGATAAGCATCCACTTCATCCAAAATCAGATAACGAATAGGCATAGAACGCAAACCAGCCGCACTGTTTGCTCCTGTAAGCATCAATGCACCACCATCAAACTCTTTTGAAAACATGGTATTACCGCTGTCACGTGCTCGCGCTGGGGCAATGCGTTCACTTAAAACTGGGCTTGCCATAATCATGGGATCAAGCCGCGTCTTTGAAAGCTTCTTGGCTGTCTCAACCGTGGGCATGACATAAAGGGCAGGTCCAGGACTATAATGAATAGCATAACCACAGAAGTTCAATCCTGCCTCTGACATGCCAACCTGCGCTCCTTTCATGACAATGGTTGTTTCAATCGGTTTGTGAGAGGAAAGGTTATCCATGATTTCACGCAAATAGGGGGTGCGTTTTGTTCTCCACAATCCAGGTTCAGCACTTGCTACGGTGCTAAGGTATCTATTCTTGTCCGCCCATTGCGAAACCGTATACGGTGGGTCCGGTTGTCTTGCATCATTGGCATTGGCGAAAAATTCTTCGACTGCATTGTCATCCATTATTCGTTTCTTGCAAGTTCTCTAACTCTGGAGAATGAGGATCATGAAAAGGCACTGGAATATGAACCGCTTCAAGCAAAGCTTTTCGTATGTAATAATCAATGGCACCGATAAGGCTTGCTGCATCACATCCAACTTGTGCGGCAATGCTTGCCCCGAAACGATGAGGAAAGTTCAACATGGCATCACGGTGTGCTCTTCCAAACTCACGCGCTGCTCTCTTGACTTCTTCACGGTCAACGGTTGTTTCGCGTAAGCGTTCAAGGGCAATCTTTTCGCTTTCAAGGGCAACTTGCATTCGCTCCAGTTTAATTTCGTATTCATTGGCACCCTCTGTAGAGACTTGTTTGATCTTTGTTCGCGGTTGACCATCTGGTGCTAAAAATGGAGCTGGGCGCTTTGTTGGATTCTCATTCCAGATAGCTGTTGCAAGCGCTTCATTGACAGAACCATCTTCAAAAAGAGCCTGATCAAATTTTCCTGTTTTAAAACGAGAAACCACTGCATTCGGTGAAACACGCATCTTTTTGGCAAACGCACGAAGCGATAGACCTTCACGATGCTTCTTTGTCATTTCTACCTCTTTTGCTAAATATTTTTCAACATTCATCCTTTTCTTTAGATTAGTATCATGTTATGATACATAAAAGAACGAATGAAGGTGACTTGGTAATTGAATCTTTTGCGGATAAGCGGTGTAAAGATCTTTTAGAAGGCAATCCACCTAAAGGTTTTCCCACAACTCTCGTGCGTATAGTCCAACGAAAATTATTTATGCTGGATAAAGCAGTTGATCTCAAAGATTTACGCAGTCCTCCGGGTAATCGTTTAGAGGCATTGAAAGGAGAGCGTAAAGGTCAATATTCTATTCGTATTAATGACCAGTTTCGCATTTGTTTTGAGTGGCGTTCTAATGGTGCCTATGAAGTTGAAATCGTCGATTATCATTGATCCGTAGGAGGTCGAGATGAAAAATTATATTGCTATTCATCCCGGAGAAATTTTACGGGAAGAATATTTAAAAGAATATGCTCTCTCTGCTTATGCTCTTGCCAAAGCCTTGAATGTTCCACGCACTCGGATAGAACGGATTGTAGCAGAAAATAGTCGGATAACTCCTGATACAGCACTACGATTAGCCTCTTTTTTTGATACAACAGCTGAATTCTGGCTCAACATGCAAGCTGCTTACGATGTCAGTGTCTTACAAGCTGAAAAAGCAGATGAATTTTCCAAAATTAGTAAATTTGAATGTAGAGTTTAATGATCTTTCCACTTATAAGGTTTTACGACGTAACAGATAATTGACGATCCGGTATAATCGGGTCTATATTCCGGTATGCGAACGGATACACTTCAAGTCACATAAGGATTATTGGTTTTCAAAAAAAACTTTGAAACAAGATGTGGCTACACAAAAGAAGATTTGGAAGCCGTGGATTCTCTACCACTAACAGATGAAGAACTTGCACGCTTAAAACCAGCTAAAGAAGTTTTACCACCCTCCTTCTTTAAGTATGTAATAGAAGAGCGCTGTAAACGTGGGTGAAGTCTTAAAAAAGAAAGCGATTGTTAAGCCAAACGATCTCTCCACTTTAAAAATAATGCTTTACAGTTGAAATTAAACTTCAATTGTATTACATTGAAATACAGTTGAGAGAGGAGAAATCATCATGGCTACCAGTCGCATGGTTCAAGCACGTGTACCGGAAGAAATTCAAAATGTCGCTAGTCAAGTTATTCAAGCTTCAGGTTTGACAGTGAGTGATGTTGTGAGGGTATTGATGACTCGTATCGCGCAAGATAAAGCTATTCCATCTGTTTTGTTTCAACCCAATGCAGAAACCATAGCAGCTTTTGCTGAAGTTGATGAAGGCAACTTAAAAAAGTTTCATTCCGTAGACGAATTATTTGATGATCTTTATGCGGACGATTGAACGTACGACTATCTTCAAACGTGATTTCAAGCGTGAGATGAAAGGACAACATCGGCATCTTTTAGATACTGATTTACGCAAAGTCATCGCAGCATTAGCAAACGATCAACCTTTAGAGATACGGTACCGTGATCATGCATTGACTGGAAATTGGAGTAATTACCGAGATTGTCATATTCGACCTGATCTAGTGTTGATTTATCGCTTGATTGGTCAAGATAGGCTAGTTTTAGTGCGTCTTGGTTCTCATTCACAACTTGATCTTTAAATCACCTCCCCACCTTAAAGATGGGGAAGGGGATGTTTCATTTTAAGCAACCTTTTTAATAGGGTTATCCAAATCTGGTTCATAAGCGCGCAACAAAGAATCCATGCTATGTGGTAACTCTGAATCGCCAAAATCTGTTAGAACTGCTAAAATCTTAACAATATTCGGTACATCATCTTGGAGTTTTAAAACTAAAACCTTTTCTACCAGACTCATGATGTCAACCAGAGCTGTACACTCTTTTTCGTTGATATTTTCATCATTAGAAAACTGAAACAATGCCATCCACAAATCGCATAAGAAGTTGGTGTCTATCTTCATTGCACACCTCCATGGATTTGTTCTCTCAAACAAGCTAATCCTTTTGGTGTAATTTTTGTTGAAGGGAGCACCTTTTCTGTACCATCCGGTCTTTGAATGGTGATAGCAGGACAGTCCATAAAACCTTTCTTTATCTTATCTTGATAAGGTAACAGTGGGCCACTCGGAGCACGTCGATAGACCCAATCGTGTTTACGTAAGTAATCGGTTAAATCTTTTGGACGTACTTCAAGCATCTTCGCTGCTTCGATAAGACCGAACAGCCCATCCGAACGTTTTAAGCCTTCCAAAGCTTCTGCTTTTGGCGCTAATTCAGCAATCACATGATCTTTCTGCTCAATTTGGCTTTGTAGGTGATTCAAGACACCACGCAACACTTCGGGTTTAGAATAGTCAACTTGTGGTGTTTCTATCTGTAAAGTAGCTGCTTGTTTTAACCGTCTTTCACACTCAATAAAGTATAAACGAGCTTCTCTACCTTTCTTATTGTTCTCCACCATAGAAAGTTCTTTGGCTACATTTAAGGTGAGGTGATAATCTTTAGAGGGACGACCACCTTGGAGGTTTTCCCCAAAATTGGTGAAAACTAAATAATCCTGATTTTCTAATAAATTATATTTGTTGATGCGATCTTTAATCCAAGTAGAAAAATCTTTACCTACTTCTAAGAATGTATGTAACTCACGTGCATTTACTGTCTGAACGATATCACCATCAATCGTAGTTTTGTGTATGTCGATTAAATATTGTGCCATGATGTTGGCTCCTGTGTAGTTAAACGTTTTTGATTGACACTTCAAAAAGTGCCGGGTGCTCAAAAACACGGTACACAGTCCGTCGTTACGCTTTCCCCGCGAGGGTATTGTATAGCATAACCACACCCGACAAGCCATTTATATGCCACAAGCATATAATGAGTCAAAGCCTTTAATGTGCGGAGAAGAGATTGTTTCGGCAATCTACCCGCTGTGTATTTAAGGTGTTTTTGAGGCACCTGATTCGACAATAGACATAATACTGACATGTTGTCAAACAAAAAATTAAAATATTGACGAGCTTCATGTCCTTTATCATTACGTTCGATCATGGAAAGGTGTTTAGCCATGTCTAAGGTAATGTGGTATTCTTTAGAAGGACGCCCACCTGAACTTTCGCTCAAAAAAGAGCAAAAGTCATATCCTTCTTTAAATTTACAGTCTTGAATACGTCTGATAATCCAGTCTTTAAAGCTGGTTTTTACTTCTAAAAACGCATGCAAATCACGTGCGTTAACAGTTTGAACAGTTTCCTGTCCAACAGTTTGTTCCGATATCGGAATAAGAGTATTCATAATGAACTCCTATCGATTAGAGGTTTTTGATTGACACTTTAAAAGAGTGCCGGGCGCTCAAAAACACGGTCGATAGTCCGTCGTTACACTTTCCCCACAAAGGGTATTGTATAGCGTAACTACACCCGACAAATCTATTATACGCATGTAGCGTATAATGAGTCAAAGCCTTTAATGCACGGAAAAAAGATTGTGTCGGCAATCTATCCGCTATCGATTTAAGGTGTTTTTGAGGCACCTGATTCGACAATAGACATACTGACAGTACATTGTCAAATAAAAATTTAGCAAATCTACGTAAGTAATCGGTTAAATCCTTTGGTCGCACCTCTAACATCTTCGCGGCTTCGATAAGACCGAACAGCCCATCCGAACGTTTTAAACCTTCCAAAGCCTCTGCTTTTGGAGTCAATTCGGCAATGGTGTTATCCTTTTGCTCGATTTGGCTTTGCAAATGATTCAAGACACCAAGTAATGCTTCAGGTTTGGAGTAGTCAACTTGTGGTGTTTCTATCTGTAAAGTAGCTGCTTGTTTTAACCGTCTTTCACACTCAATAAAGTATAAACGAGCTTCTCTACCTTTCTTATTGTTCTCCACCATAGAAAGTTCTTTGGCTACACTTAAGGTGAGGTGATATTCTTTACGATTGTGACCACCTCTACCTTTGCTTCCCAAAATAGGGAAGCAAACAAAATCTTGATTTTCTAATAAATTGTATTTGTGGATACGTTCTGTAATCCAATCCGCAAATTTTTTACCTACTTCTAAGAATGTATGTAACTCACGTGCATTTACTGTCTGAACGATATCACCATCAATCGTAGTTTTGTGTATGTCGATTAAATATTGTGCCATGATGTTGGCTCCTGTGTAGTTTAGACGTTTCTTAATGACACTCCAAAAGAGTGCCGGGTGCTAAGAAACACGGTACACAGTCCGTCGTTATACTTTTCCCAAAAGGGTATTGTATAGCATAACCACACCCGACAAAATCATTATATGCGTTTAACCTACAACGAGTCAAAGCCTTTAATGCGCGGAAAAGAGATTGTTTCGGCAATCTATCCGCTGTGTATTCAAGGTGTTTCTTAGGCACCTGATTCGACAATAGACATAATACTGACATGTTGTCAAACAAAAAATTAAAATATTGACGAGCTTCATGTCCTTTATCATTACGTTCGATCATGGAAAGGTGTTTAGCCATGTCTAAGGTAATGTGGTATTCTTTTACCTTTCCACCGTTTTCTAAATTTTTAGAAAGCGTTATAAAGTTTATGTTTTCCAAAAACTTACATTCTTTAATGCGATTTTTAATCCAGTCTGCAAACTTTGATGTGATTCCCAAAAATGCATGCAAATCACGAGCATTGACGGTTTGAACAGTTTCCTGATCAATAACCTGTTCTGATATTTTAATGAGAGTCATTGTGAATCCCTAGTTGTTAGATGTTTTTCATTGACACTTTAAAAGAGTGCCGGGTGCTGAAAAACACGGCAACTAGTCCGTCGTTACACTTTTCCCATAAGGGTATTGTATAGTGTAACCACACCCGACAAACCTCTTTATACGCTATACGCATATAATGAGTCAAAATTTTAAATTTGCGGAAAAAAGATTGTTTCGGCAATCCATCCGCTAGTTGCTTAAGGCGTTTTTCAGGCACCTGATTCGACAATAGACATAACGTTACTATCTTGTCAAGTAGCAATGTAGTCTTTTTCTAAAAATAATCATAGATTGTACAGTGTGTATATGAGTGCACATTAAATTCGTTATTTATCAATGTGTTATGTGTACAATGTACAGTCAATTTGAAAATTCTGTCGCTAGCGATAGTTCGCGCTGGCCTGCCCCGCAACGAAGCCAACCCGCTGGGAAGTACCTTTTACATTGATTTTATTGACTTTTTTATGGAAAAAACAAAGCATAAGTGATAATCTATTTTTAAAATTGCAATAAGAATAGGTAATGCCTAAACTCATAAAGATATGGAATATAGAGATAAAGCTTGAGAACATGATCTAGCCTTTCTTGTTGGCAGCGTATTCTTGACGAGCAAGTTGTCTCTGTATGTTTTTGGTTAATCTTTCATTGGCATATTGTGCAATAGCACTTGCAATCTCTGGCTTTGACATCACTTTAGCAATTGAAGGTCCTTCTTGTTTTGCAATGGGGAATTGGTCTCCATCATCTCTTTGAAACACATTCCCTCCCATTTTCAAATCAACACGCTTTGGAAAACTGCCTCCCTTGATAAAACCATGGGTCAAGATTTGTTTCTTTCCAAACAGTGTGTAAGTCACGCCGTGTTTTGTTTCTTTTGCTTTAAAAAATTTAAGAGGCAAGGGAGTTCCAGAACCAATGAGATCTGTCTCAAGAAACCTTGCTGTCGCCTTTTCTTTAATATAAACACCTCTTCTTATACGCTTTATTTGGGCGGATGAGAGGTCGGCAACTTGCTTCTCAGTAAAGCGCTCGACTTGCTTTGCTGCGGTGTTTAGAGCATTCCGTAAAGCCCAATGAAGGCGTGGTGCTTGAAGATTGGTAAAGGTATCTTTTACCTGTTGAAGATACCATTTTTGGTGGATAATTAATTTCAACTTTTAAGCCTTTTTGGGGGTAGGTGTTGAAGGCTTGGAAGCTTTGGATGCTTTTGGTTTTTCGAGAGAGGTTTCCTCTGTTACTGTTTCAGATGATATTTGGTTGGGTTCTTTTTCTATTTGCTTAATCTGTTCAACTGCCTTGTCGGGTTTTATTTTTGTTTTGACGTCAACAAAAGGTTTAGCAGCATTGGCGCGCTTGAGACGAGCATAGACTTGATTAGAAATCTCCACAAATGGATTATTGGGAGTTGAAGTTTCAAAACGAACAGTGCTTTTATTATCGCCAACAACACACATTGGCTTGGTGATGATTGCTTTCATCTTCTCTCCTTTTGAGGCAATGAATTAATGACATTCTTGGTCACTTAATGGCTTTTGATATGTGCAAAATAGATTAGCCTGTTTTATCAATAAAAACAGTAAGTTAAGCCCTCTTGAAAGCTTAAGATTTTATCAAATTTTAGGGGATGTTTTTGAAATTTAGACGCAATACAACTAGGGACAGCATGATCATTAAATAAAATTTTTTACACATTGTCAATAGAAAAAATCTATATTTTGTATTTTTTATCTAAATATTTATAAATATTGAGCAGTATAGGAGAGAAAGGGAATGACAGGTCCAGAAATATTAGATGCCGTGTATATGATATCAATGATAGTTATATCATTCTTAACTATAGCGTTTTGTTTTCCTGCCACCTTTTGATTTTCATTAATATTTTGCAGATCATATGCAATTATACGCTTTTGCAAAAAAATCTAGAGTGAGAAATTTCTCCATATTGATGAGCTAAATATTAAGCTCGTGACGGGCTGCTGTTGCCAAAAAAGCAGATCTTGTTAACCCTCTCTCTTGTGCACAATTATCAATTGCACGCAAAAGCCCTCGTTCAATTGATATATTTGTACGTACGACTTCTGAATCATTTTCAATAAAAGGAACTTGTATTAAAAAAGCTCCTTCTGACAAAGCTTTTTTGACAGCTTTCTGTTGTATCACTTCTTCAAATTTTAAAGGAACAGGCACTGTATCCATATCTTCACAGTAAAGTTGCAAAGCTTCGGTTGCATTTATGATAAGATTTTCTTCTTCATCAGCAGCAGAGAATAGACCTTCAAAATCAGGAAATTGAACACCAAAAGCAGAATCCTCATCTTTATGAACAAGAGCAAAAAATCTTTTCATTCTTCTTCTCCTTTTTTAAACCAGCCTGCTTGTTGTGCAATAGAACGCGCTGTACCAATTGGAAGATTTTTTTTAGGATGTGGGACAATAACAACCTTACCATCTTTTTTAAATTTATGGTGCGAACCTTTTACTTTGACAAGTTCAAAGCCATCGCGTTTTAATTTTGCAATTATCTTTCGGCTATTTTGTTCCATTCCCTAATCTCATAATGTGTATATATTTACACACTATACTTTTTCTTATTTTAAGTCAACGTTTTTAATAACCACAATGTTTCTGGAGAGCGTTAAGGACTATCCGCAATGAAGGTACAAGGTATGGTAATTCTTGATCTTCACTAACAAGATACTGTAGCGCAGCATAAAAATTATGCTGTCTATATAGGTGTTGTGTTTCTTTTATTACCTCTTGCATATTCAAAAATTGTTTTGTTGCAAATTCAACCCATTTTTTTCTAGCTGCTTCATCAGAAGATGAGGGCATTTTATCATAAATTGCACTAGGCAATGTTTTTGCACAGAGGTAATCATTTCTCACTTCAAGATATTTTTGTGCAGCATCATATTGGTCTTGATTGATGTTGCCTTGTAGATAAAGCCGTCCGATATAAGTACCGGAAAGCGGATTTTTTGCTTCTTGTAAGGTTAAACAGAAGCGTTTGGCACGCATTTCAATTGCCAATTTATCGATAGGATCAAGAGGCATTTTTGTCCGTGAGATACGACCATTGGGTTCTCTGATACATCCATTAATACGAGGGCGTCCGCGTTTTGTCCGTTTTTTTCTTTTAGCCATATTTTTTCCATCAGAATGGGACGCCATCATTAAGAGCTGTGCTATGATCTTGAGCACCTGAGGCAATAGCATAATTTTGAGAAGTAATGGGTGAGGGGTGTTCAGATTGCTCTTTCTTTGCATCAAGTAAATGCAACTCGCCTTTATATTGTGGCAGGACAATCTCTGTTGTGTAACGGTCATGACCGTTTTTATCTTGCCATTTACGGGTTTGTAATTTGCCTTCTATGTAAACCTTTGAACCTTTGTGTAGATACTGAAGTGCTATTTTTGCAAAATGCGGATTAAAAACCACTACGGAATGCCATTCTGTTTTTTCTACTTTTTGGTACGTATTTTTATTCATATAGCTTTCAGAGGTTGCCATACGAAAATTGACCACCTCAGCACCAGAAGTTATCGTTTTGCTCTCAGGATCATCTCCTAAATAGCCAATTAACATCACTTTATTGAGCATGTTTTCACTTACCTTAAATTGTATTTAAATATGTAAAAAATCTTAGCATAATTTGTTTATTTTTTCCATTATTTCAAATAGATATTATTGATTATTAACATATAACATTATGTTTTATATGACGAAATTAATAAATAATCGATTGACTAAATGCATTGTGTATCGTATCAAGTAACAAAAGGGGTCATATATGGCAATCGTTAGTTTCAAACATAAAGGGTTGAAGTTGTTTTTCGAAAGAGGAATTGTTAAAGGAATACAACCTGCACATGCTAAAAAATTAGCAAATATTTTAGTGATTTTAGATACGATATCCGCTCCTGAACAAATGACTATTAAATCATACCGTCTCCACGAGCTTACAGGCGATTTAAAAGGCTATTGGTCAATGCGTGTTAATGCAAATTGGCGTGTTACTTTTCGTTTTATTGGAACAAATGTTGAACTTGTTGATTACCAAGATTACCATTAATTTTTGAGGTGTTATCATGATGTACAATCCCCCACACCCTGGTGGTATTTTGAAAGAAGAGTTGCTTGATGAACGAGGATTGACAATAACAGAGGCAGCAAATCGTCTCGGCGTTGCGCGTTTAACTTTATCACGTGTTTTGAATTGTCATGCAGCAATTAGCATTAATTTAGCTTTACGCTTAGAAATAGCTGGTTTAAACGACGCAGAATTTTGGCTTAAATTGCAACAAAAGCATGATTTATGGCAAGCTCGGCATAATAACCCCATGCCGGATATTTCGTCTTTAGAGCAAGTAAGCCATCCTTAGCAATTAAGACTTGGCTTGACCGTTTTTTCGCTTAAAACACATCAAATGTTTTTTGATAATTTTTTAATTTCTCTATTGATCTCGTCTATGAGGGGTTCATAATTGAGAACACTTTTAGGTACCGCACCCCCATAAATCCACGCTTTTACTTGCGCTTTGGTGCTAAAGTCCGCATTCTCAGGTATTTTGTAATACTGACCGCCATCAAATTTTTCACACTCTCTTGTACCGTCTTCATATTCGTAGAGATTATAAAAATACTCAGCGGCTCCATCTCCCCACGGCACATATCCAACAGCGGTTGCAACAAATTTTTTTTGCATGGGCTGTTTACGGTTTTTTAAGAGCAAATGTTTTAAAATGGGCATGTTTTCATCCTATATTTTACCAATAGCGTTATTTGTCTCAAATTTGACCGTATGGTGCGTTTTATGTTCCTAATGTGGTTTGTATCAAAAAAGTTCTAAATCGCGCTGTACGGTGCCTTTTTGTTGATTTAAACGCATATCTAATCCAAAAAGATCAGCACTTTTCACTGAAAAGGATTTAACCCAATCTTCGGTTTTTCAAGCATTTGCATCAATTTATCCCATTTTTCAGCAGAAATAGGTTCTCCTTTCGGCTTAATCTCTGGTCTATCGAGTGAGGTAAATATCCCTTTAACAGTAGTTCGAATATCGTCTTCAAGCTTTTCACAGTAAAGCAAAAGATCAGCAGAAGCGGGCATAAATGTCGTCGACAAGCCTTCTGCTTTACCCTTCATCACATCCCTTGTTGCAGTTTTGATTGCCCAACGGCTTAAACCATCGAGAGAAAAAAGATAAGCAACAGCTGTGGCTTTTTCATCTTCTCCAGGTTGGCTTTTAAGTCCACCAGAAAGCATGAGAAACATAGCTTTTATTTCTTCCTCAGAAGCTTTTTCATCAAGCATTTGCAAAGCTTCATTACCCAACGAAATAATTCTCTTCGCTTCTGCAGGTGATGGCTTTTTGCCCGGTAGCCAATGGAATGGAGGGTTTTGCATCATCCTCGAACAAAAATTTGTACGGACTGTCTGCATTTTTGAAATCGGACATGTGTTGTGTAATTCTATAGGCACGACCGCGCTGTTGTCCTGTTTGGGAATTGGTTTGTGTTCCATAATTTTCTCCTTGTTTGTAATTTTTTGAATTTCTCACCCAGTTACGCCACGTTGCTTGCCAATCGATTTTGGTTGCATTTGCTCCAGCTTTTGAATGCCAGTAATCTCGAAACTTTGCGATTTCGACTTTGACACGCTCTGGAGGCAAGCCCTCTTCGATTGCAAAATCGTAATCGGGTTCGAAATCATCCGGTAATCGACAACCCCGATTAGCTTTTGACCGCTTGGCTTTCTTAGGAACGTTTTCTTGCTCGTGAATGGGAGGTTGGTTATCTGATGATGTTGCGATTTGATCTGATTGGCTCTCAACAGCATCAACCTCTGTTGGCTCTTCAACCAAATCCGTTGTTTGTAAATTTTCAGAACCAATTTCTTTTTTTGCTAAAACGATAGTTTTAGTTTTTTTATTATATATGTTATTGTTATTGTTAATGGCATCATTAAGCATTGCTTGTGCATTGCTAAAATCCCCACAAGCATCATGCTTAGCATCCTTAAGCATACCGTTAGCATCATGCTTAGCATTTTTAGCATCTTGATCATCACTCATTGTTTTTGCTTTATGATATTTTTCCCATTTTGCCTGCGCTGCTTTCTTTGCTCTCTCTGAAAACTTATTTAAATTTTCGTTTGAGTTATTGAGTTCTTCTTCAACATCTGAACTCCACAAACGTCCATCTTCTAAACAAATGATGTGTCCGGATCTAAATAAATAATCTAACGCCTTTTCAAATCTTTTTACTGTACAACAAGTAAAATGAGATAATATTCGTGCATCATTCAAAAGAGGTTCCCGCATGTGTAACATTCTTATCCGCAACTTCACATAAACATTGACTTCCATAGGTGGTAAATCAGAGAGTTTAAATAGCCACTGGTCTGTATTAAGTCTCGTCCAAGCCAATTTAGTTGACATATTTTACCTCCTTTTCTTCATTATTATTAAAGGTAAAATTATCTAACTCTTCACTGAGGTTATTGAGTTCCTCTTCAACATCGAGATTCCATAAACGACCATCTATCTCAATAAGTTTATCATTTCTCATGAGATATTCGACAATAGCTGCAAATTTTTTCTGCGAACAATGACAAACGCGTGCAAGCGTTTCAAAATCTGTTTTAAGTGGTTCTTTTTTTTCATACATGCAAACGAGAAGGGTTATATACACACCCCGTTGTTCAGATGTCATTCCATTTGTACCACTTATCCAGTCATACAAATAAAATCTTACCCATGGCATTGCATTAGACATGCGTACCCCCTTCTTTCATTAGATATAAAATTGCCAAAGCATCTGCTTCGTTGTCATCTTTAGGCGCGTGCCCTTTTGCACACACCGCTTTAATCATCTCTTCTTTTGAGGCATTGCCTTTTCCTGTCGTTTCTTTCTTAATCGTCCCAACGGGAATGCCTTCATAAGGAATTTGGTGATGTTCACACCACGCCGTTAAGGTTGCTAACAAGCCGCCATAAACATGCGCTGCATCCGTCCCTACATGACGGCGCACTTCTTCAAAATACACCGCATCAATTCTCCTTGCTGTCATCTTCATTTCAGTAAGCCATTGTTTAAAACGCAAATAACGCATCCCACCGCCTTCAAAGCGACGGGGCTGAAAATTCATGACGCCACTGAATATATGACCATCAGCACCGCATATAGCCCAGCCAGTCTTGCTACCTAGATCAAGACAGAGAATGGTTCGCGTGTTATTGATCATAATCCCCCCTTAGGCTCTACATATTTATATGCGTGCTATGACAGAGCGTGTTGTGATTGCTTGTCTTGAAAAAATGTTTTTGAAAAAGTATCCTCTCAACAATTCTAAAAAAGTGGGGAGGGGAAAGATGCAAGAATGGATAGTTGATAAGGTTGTATTCTTATTGCACCGGATAAATGATAGTGCTGTATTTTTGCTGCACTGGATAAGTGATAATCTTACGATTGCTCCTATCATTGCTACGATAGTTACTGGAATGGTGACACTTTTTGTGCAACAACGAAGCTTAAAAAAACAACTTAAAATCTTCCAACGACAAACTATAGCATCAGAAACCCAGACAGCTATTCTATTAGAAGATAAAAAAGCACGGGATTTGGGACCATATTTGAAATTGAAGGCAGTATTCTTCCCACAAAAATATGAAGGCACTTCACGCGTTAGGGTGAAATTGTGCATTATAAATCTTACTAAAGAAGATATAATGATAAGGAATATACGCATATCGAAAAAAAGTCCATTTAAGTTTGTTAAAAATGCTTGCCCTTTCGTTAGATGGCCATCTAAAACTTCAGCTGAACACCTCGTCATTAAAAGAACAACGCCCAAACTTATTGCGTTATGTCCCCAAAATATAAAATCAAATGCTTCATCAGAGTATGCTTTAAATTTTTTTATTATACGTGCTAAATGCTACACTTTTTTAGATTTCATAATTAGCTGCCGTAAGCCTAATTCCCGCAACATTGCAAATTTTACACTTGACCACACTTCGATTGTTAACCCAGAGGAAACATTCACTGTTCATTTTTGGGCCTCATATCCACGCTCAAAAGATACATATGATGAATTTGGCTCTGAATATTCCTTTTTGGCTGATAATCCTCATTTGTGGTTTTTTTGATGCCAAAATTAAAAGCATTCTCCTGCAAAAATAAAATCGATCAATCTTGGTTCTTCTTTTTTGTTAATTAAGCAAATGATTTTATTATTTAATTTATCAATTAGCTCCATTTGTGAAGCCAACTTTAATCTTTGTTCATACAGTGTCTTATTTTTTTGCTTAATTAAAGTGGATAGGTTTTCAAGTACTACTTGCTGTTGTTCAATTGACTTATCTCGCTCTGCAAGAGTGGCTTCATGCCATCTCATCCAACTATCAAATTTTGACTTATGCCATTCTTCTCGTTTTTTAAGAATTGTTGTGTGAGTTTCGTGTCGTTTCACAAGATCTTCTATGCTACAATCACGATCCGGTATCCGTCTAAATTCTTTCACCAATCTATCTCCATTCTTCATTTTCGAATTACAACCTATTAATCTACAAAGCTGCATATAGAGTTTCTTCAATATCCTGTTACTCATGATCTTTCTTCTTTAAGCCTGTGAATTATGCTGTGAGTGTTTGTTGTTGTCTGTAGAATTATTCATACAAATTGCCCCATCCGATGTTGTAAACTTCTCCGTTAAAGAAATCGTACTTTTTCCTTGTTCTGTTATTAGAAGAGAAACACCATGAGATTTATTCTCATACATATGAAGAAACCAATCTAGCGTAACCCAAGGTGGACCTTTGGATTCAGACAATTGGATAATTATGTTCCAATATTTTGGAGAAATACTATTGCGATCGCGCATTTTACGTGCAGCTTCATAGCTACAACCGATTTCCTTTGCAAATTGACCTATAGATCCCCAAGACTCAATCAAATTTTTGACATAAAAATTATTAACCATGATCAAAATAGTACATTACGTACAATTTAAAATCAAGACAAAATAGTACACAATGAATGAAAAAAATAGTGGATAATGTACGAATGAGTTATTTGCCAAAAGATAGACTTAAAATAGCACGTAAAAATGCTGGGTATGCAACACCGAGCGAGGCTGCGCGCGCTATATCAGCTCTTAATCAAAATACTCTAATTAGTCATGAAAATGGAAATCGTCCTGTTTCTCGACAAAAAGCCGAACTCTATGGACAAGTATTTAACGTCGATCCGGGATGGATTTTATATGGTGAATCTCCTCAAGAAAATCCTAGTCTTAATATAAGTATTCCTCTTATTTCATGGATTAGTGCTGGAGAGTTAAGCGGGCAAGATGGGATAATGGATTTTTCAGATTATCCTATGACAGAAGCTGTTAATCTTCCTGCCGGTGAATGGATTGCATTGCGTGTGGATGGTGCGTCCATGAATAAAATTAGTCCTCCAGATTCCATAATACTTGTAAATATGCGAGACAAAAAGCTTGTACCTAATGCCTGCTATGTAATTGCAGATGAAACTGGGCAAGCTACATATAAGCGATATAGACCAAATGATAATCCTCCTTTTCAGCCTGCTTCGTACGATAAAACAATAAAAGCTCCAAAACTTGAAGGTGCCATTTCTATAATAGGTCGTGTACGACGCACTATTCTTGACATGTAAGTACAATTAAGATTCTCTATTTAAGTTATCAATTAGATGCCATCAGCAAGTCATAGCAGATTATTGATTCTACAATAAACTGCATGCTTATTGATTCTTAAATTAGTCGATGATTCGTCATTTTTTATTTTTTTTGAAAAAAATAGTACATTTTGTACTTGACTGTATTTCATTCATATTGTACTAATATATCCATAAATTAACACAAACAATTGCCAAGGGGCGTTAGGGAGGGGAAATCATGGAAAAGCCAATTCTTATTCATTCCGATGAAATTTTATTAGTTGTGTATGATGATGATCAACACATTGGTCAGTCAGGACCACTTGATGCAAGCCAAGTTCAAGCAATTATTGATGAGGCAGAGGATGCAACACAAATTCTTCGCGTGAATCCTTCTGAGAAGAGTTGTGAAGATATCTCTGAAGAGATCGCAGAAGCATATGTAGAAGAAAATATTGAACGCCTCGATGCGGATAGTGAAGTCCATTACTTTATACGTGAAAGTGATGCCTACAATAGACTTTTAGATGATTTAGCAAAAGAAAAATATAATGATGAGATTTACGGTACTTATGAAGAGCAAAATAAATTGCGTCTTAGTGATGTCATTTAAATTCTAAGGGCGCGTGTAAAAGCGCCTTCTTTAATCTATCAATCCCATCAATATGAGGTCCGTAATGGAAAAGCTTATTGCTATTCAACAAAATACAATCAAACAGGAAACTGTTCAAACTATGTCTAGCCGTGAAATTGCAGAGTTATGCGGTAAAAGACATGGCCATGTAATGCGAGATATTCGTAAACTATTTAGCGAACTTAAAATCGACCTGAGTAATTTTGCTGGATTATACAAAGATTCAACAGGTCGTACTCTTCCTTGTTACCATCTTCCTAAACGTGAAGCTCTTATTGTCATTTTAGGTTACAACACTGTATTACGCGCAAAAATCATAGATTATTGGAAAAAATTAGAAGAGCAAGCAGCTAATCCTCAAATCGATTTTTCAAGCCCTGAAATACGAGCAGCTATCATGATGCATCTTAAAAATAAAATTAAACAGACTGCATAGGAGTTCATCATGAACACTCTCATAGAGATTAAAGAACAAGTCATTGGTCAGGATATTGTTCAAACTGTTAATGCACGTGATCTACACGCATTCTTAGAGGCAAAACGTGATTTTTCCAATTGGATTAAAGATCGTATTAGCAAATACAATTTTATAGAAGGACAAGATTTTATAAAAACACAAGATTTGCGCTCGCCAAATTTGGCGAACGCAAAATCTAGGGCTGTTATGGCAATTAATTATTATCTCACACTCGATAGAGCAAAAGAACTTTCTATGCTTGAGAACAATCAGAAAGGGAGAGAAGCACGTTTATACTTTATCGAATGTGAAAAGCGTGTAAAGCAAGCAATAACACCACAAATCGACTATTCAAGTCCAAAAGCTATGATTGGCTTTTTGAATTACCTACAAGGTCAAATAGATCAAAAAGACACCATCATTGAAGATTTAACACCAAAAGCCATGGCTCTTGAAAGCTTACAGCGCCATGATGGGCTCTTCGGTCTTACAGAAGCTGCTAAAATACTCGAGATGCAACCAAAACAATTCATTCAATTTTTACAGCAAAAAGGTTGGGTTTACAGACGTGCAGCAGGTGGAAATTTGCTTCCGTATCAAGACAAAATCCAAAAGCAACTGATGGATTGTCCAACCATCACGCTTCAAACCGCAAGTGGAATAGAAAAAGTCATTCCTTGCGCAAAAATCACCACAAAAGGCATTGGTGTGTTGTCTGAAGAAATCAAAAAACAAAGCATGCATTAAAAGGCAATAAGCATGGAAAAGAAATACGAACTGACTGATGAAACCACCGATATTGTAAGTTGCCATACATTGTACCGCATTCGTGCTTTAAGAGATTTTGATGATGTTAAGGCTGGCGACCTTGGGGGCTTTATAGAAAATGAAAGCAATCTCTCTCATGATGGCAATTGCTGGGTCTATGATAATGCTTGTGTTACTTGGGGTTCAAAAATTTATGACAATGCAAAAATTTATAATAACGCCCGAGTATATGGTGGTGGTCGCATTTTTGAAAACGCACAGATTTACGGAAATGCAATTGTTTATCCCAATGCAAGAGTTTATGGCGACGCAAAAATTTACGGAGATTCAGAGATCTGCGGAGAAAGTCGTATCACAACAAACGAGAAAAAATAAATCATGTATAAATATGAAATTAAACCTACCTTATGTGCACAGTTAGTTGTGAGAAATACGCACAATCTAGGTGAACTTTGTATCACTATCTCTGGGTATAAAGACGAGCCTTATGTAGATACCATAATTTCTGAAGACATAATGCATGATTTTTTAGGTGAGGATAATTTTAAAACAATGATGTCATCAAATGGCTTATTGGGATTTACATATTCATATGAATGCATAGCATTTATGTGTACTGGATTTAAAATGGTCCCCCCTATGCTAACAAAATCCTTATTTCACTTATGTATCATAACTTACGCGCACATACAGCAATATTACAAACTGATGACATCATACAGCCTATAAAATCCAAACTCTAACAAACAAAACACCTATTTTAACAGATGCGTGATTCATGCCACGGGGGAATTGCGCTTCAATGGAGGAAATCAAGATGAGTGAACTCAGTATCACGCAAACTGAATTAGTGGAAAAAACAAAAGATTGTGCAATCAAAGCAACGGCTATGGATCGCATTTTAACCAGAGCTTTAGAGAACGATGTCGATATGGACCGTCTCGAGCGTCTGATCGCATTGCGGGAAAAGGAAATAGAACGACAAAACTATCAAAGCTTTGTTGCTGACCTTTCCGCTATGCAAAGGGAATATCAAAAAATACAAAAAAACGCTACAAATACCCATACCAATAGCCAATATGCTACGCTTGATCAGTACATTGATGCCATCAAGGAGACCCTTTCAAAATACCACTTTGCTTTGTTTTCTCGTATCAAGGAACAGAGTTCAGACAGCATAAGCGTAGAAATGACTTTGACGCATCCGTCTGGAAATAAAATAGCAACAGAAGGAAAATTTCCTCATGATACGAAAGGATGTAAATCAAACATACAAGCGGTTGGCTCTGCTATCACCTATGCACGCAGATATCTTTTAGGCATGCTTCTTAATGTTGTAAGTGCAGATGATGATACGGATGGGAACGTGCCTCTCACAAGTGCATTTCCGCAGCAGATCAGTGAGATCAGAACACTCATGGCACAAACCCAAACAGAAGAAACCAAGATACTTGCTTATGCCAAAGTCAACAATCTTGCCGATATGTCTGATGGACAGGCTCAAACGGTATTGCATCTTTTGAAAGATAAACGAAACAAACAAATGGCAAAAGCAGAGCAATCTCTCTCACAACAAGAACAGCAAACGGCGGTGTAACATGGAGCAAAGAACAGCAGAGTGGTTTCAAGCAAGATTAGGCAAAGTCACTGCTTCAAACATTTACAATGTGCTCAGTAAAACAGCCAAAGGAACACCTACTAGCAAATATGAGGAGTACAAAATCAAACTCATGACAGAGCGATTAACAGAGGAAATAAGCCAATCTTATCTAACACCAGCTATGCAATGGGGCATTGAGCATGAAGAGGATGCACTAAAAGAATATGCCATCATTTATGACACAGAGGTCATAAAATGTGGTTTCATTCAACATCCCACCATAGAAATGGCTGGAGCAAGCCCTGATGGATTGATTGGGGAGGAGGGTTTAGTTGAAGTCAAATGCCCACACTCCACCAAGCATCTACGCTTTTATATGGATGGCACTATCAAGCCTGAATATAAGGCACAAATGCAATTCCAAATGGCATGTACAGGACGTCAATGGTGTGATTTTGTCAGCTATGATCCGCATTTTGTAGGCAGATCCCTTCGTTTGCGCATGAAAATTAAACGTATCCACCGTGATGAGAAACAAATTGAACAGATCAATCAAGCAGTTGAGATATTCTTAGAGGAAATAGAGCAAGAGATGAAACAGATCTTGACACAAGCCGCTTGA